TTACTCACCGGCCGCCACCATCAGTTTTTTCAGCGCCGCGATCGAGCACTTGCCCGCGTCGCGCAGCTCGCGGCGCAGCATCGAGGCGATCCGCTCGTGCCCCGCCGCTGCTTCGGCCCAGGTGCGATAGCGGTCCATCGACCCGCTCTCCCCGTCCGTGAACACCATCGTCTCGAACAGGACCGGGTCGCCGTTCGGTCTGAAATTATGGTCCAGTCCCAGGAAAACCGTGCTGACCCAATTGTTGTCGATCGTGTCCTGCGCGACCCGGCGCCGGCTCGTGTCCTCGAACCACATCGCCCACTCCAGCAAGTTGGCGCATGGAATGGCGACCTTGTCCGGGGTAAGAATGTAGTATTTCATGCGCGCTTCTGTTGCGGGTTAAAGGCGGCTTCGGCAGCTGCCAGCTCGGCGCGCTGCTTGAGCCAGATGGCGATGATGCGTTTCAGCTCGGACAGGCCACCGTTGCAGTCAACGTAGCGGTCGCCCGTCAGCTTTTTGAGGTTGCGCTGCGCCGTGTGATCGACGAAGCGCGTCATGCAGACGGCCTTGTCGACGTTCGCCAGCGAGGCCGCCGCGCCGTTCATCGTCACGTCGCCGATCTTGATCTCGATCTGCGGGAATTCCTTTTCCAGCTCGGCGCGGTACTGGCTTGCGCGGTTCACCATCACGCCGACCACCAGGCGCCGCGGCTTTTCCTCGCGCGGCGTCTCGGGGCCGTAGTTCTTCTTGGGCGCCATCGTCGACACGTTCGACACATTCGACACGTTCGACACGCGTTCCGGGGCTGGGCTTGGCGTCTGCGGAGAAGAAACGACAGGCTCGGCCGGCGGCGCGACACTGGCCGCTGCGGCCGGCGGTTGTGCCGCCAGTGCCAGGGCAACGGCTTCGTTGACGAATTGCGTCAGCATCGGGCGCAGCTGGTTCGCCACTTCGGCCGCCAGCAGCGACACCAGGGGCGCGAATGCGGCGCGGTACGGGTCCATTGCCGGCACGTCGGCCGTCGGAGCGATCGGAGCGGCCGGAGCGGCCGGCGCCGGGGATGGGATCTGCACAGCCGGCGCGGCCGCTGCCGTGGCCGGCTGCGGTCCCGGGGCTGGAGGCTCCACCTGGGCGATCGGCGCGGCCGGTGCCGGCTTCGCCCCGCCTTCCAGTTCCTCGTTGAGGTCAAGGAACGCGCGCTCCAGCGGTTGCTTGAGCGTGCTGAACGAGGCCACCTTCAAATGCCGCCGTTGCCGTTCGATCGGCAGGACCCGTTGCTGGGCGAAGGCGACATCGTGGCTGTCGAGGCCGGTCAGCGAGCCGCGTTTAGGGTAATTCGCGGACGGGAACAGGCGGTGCAGCTCGCGTGCCACCGCAAGCCACTCCTCGCGCGTCCATTCCACCTTGCTGAACAGCTTGTCGGCCGGAATGGCCGGGTTGGTGACGACCGGCCGCGTCGGCATCGTGGCCACGATCGGCGGCAGGTCCGGGTCCACCGGCGCCGGGGCACGCCTGAATTGTCCCATCGAGATCCGCGCGCGGGCATCGTCGAGCATCTTGCGCGTCGAGTGGACATGGAAGAAGCGGCGCGGCCGCGCCATCATGCTCGACGCCTCGTTCAGGCGGGCCAGGGTGAGGCGCCCGGGATGGTCTTCGAGTTCCGGTTCAAGGTCGTGCAGCTTGCGCACCAGGGCGTCCCATTCCTCATCGCACCATTTGATGCGCGGGCCGGTGCGGTGATCCGGCTTCTGGTCTTCGGTGGCGATCACCCCGCTCTGCACGAACTGCTCGGCGGTCCAGATCGGCCGGCCTGCGATCGCATCGCGCAGGCGCCGCACAAAGCTGGTGACGTGGGCCTGGTTGGCCATACGACGGCGTCGATGCGCAGGCAGGACCGCGTTCACGGCGCGGGCCAGGTCGCCGCTTGTCAGGCCTGGCAAATCGCCCTCCATGGCGTTCGGGAACTGCTGCACCAACTCGCGCCCGATCGCAAGGTATTCTTCGGCTGTCCAGAAAATCTTCTCTCCGTTGCCGGCCATGGCAATCACGGGAGGCCGTTCTGCTGCCGGCGCCGCGCCCCCCTCGGCCGCTTCAACGCTTGATCCACCCTCTTTTTTTCCGAAGAACATCGGGTCGCGTTGCTGGCGGGCCGTCGAATACGCATGCAGCAAGCGCGGTGCTACTTCGCTGACGGCGATAAAGTGCCGTTGCCTGCCCTCCCCCATCATCGACGCCGCCATGTTCAGTTCCCGGGCCGTAACGCCTTTCAGGTCCGTGGCGTTCAACAGGTCGAGCGAAGGGCAGAGATTATGCAGGGCCAGCGCGTAGAACCGCCATTCGTCGCCGGACCAGTGGATCTTGCGGCGCCGGCCAGTGTCGTCACCGTCGTCAGCGGCCGGTGTTGCCTGGTGTTCCTGCTCGCCAGTCGGTGCCGGCATGTCGGTAGTGCTTGGGCTTGCCACGGCCTCGATCATATCGTCGTCGTCAGGTGTGGCGGCGCTACGGCCGGTGACGCGCATGAAGGCTTGCAGCAGGTCACGCTTGAGGCGGTTCAGCTTTGGCCGCAGGGCTGAACGTGGCGAGGCGATCACGGAATGCAGGACAGGCGTCAGCTCCTGGTCGCTCAACTCAATCTTGTGAGGCCGCATCACTGTCTCGAAGCCACGGCTCGGATATTTGTGGATCAGCGCGCGTGCCAGGCGGTCAAGTTCGCTATCAGTCCAGTTTTTCTTGTTCATTTCAAGTCCACACTAAGGGCGATGACACATCCTACCGTGTCTTACTTTAATTCCAAAGAGGAAATGCAAGGAATTTATCTTGCTACCTGTAATTACTGGATTTTACGTTGTTGAGCGCATACATCACGCAAGTCGATGATTCATTTGATATACCTGCTAAACCATCGGTGATTTTTGGTGAGAATCTGTAGGATCGTTCCTACGGCGCGATCAGACATATCGGAAAGGTGTGTCATTTACTTTAAGTCTGCTTTACAAGTGCCCTTTAATCGACATTACCTTTGCTTAACGGTTTCGTTACCTTTACCCCTAGGTTTTGGTTAAGAAGATATTAAAAGCTGTTAACGCTTGTGGATAAGTGCCCTAAGTTGTTGATAACGTGTGCCCATTTGGACCCCCCCGGTGCGTCATTTTCGGAAATTGGTGCGTCGTTTTCGGAAATCGGTGCGTCGTTTTCGGGTCTAGGTGCGTCGTTTTCGGGTGGCGCACCCCCCAAGGTGCGTCGTTTTCGGCTACTCCCCCGGCAAAGGTGCGTCATTTTCGGGTGCGTATTTTGCGCGCAAGACCTTGACGGTCGTGTCGCCTCGGTCTTCGTTCGGCGTTGCTTCGAGCAGGAACCCCGCCTCGACGAGTTCGTCGAGCGCGCGCAAGACCGTGCGCCTGTTCGCCTTGAACTCACCGTCGAGTTTCAGGTACTCGGCTAGGGTGCTGATGAGAACGTCGAACGGCTTCGCATGGCTGGCGTAATAGGTCAGTAGTACGCGAGCTGACCATGACAGGGACTCGCGCAGGGGCTGCCCCAAAAAGGTCAGGAACGGCTGGGCAAACAGCATTGCCATTTCCGGCTCGATCACAATCTCCCAGGTGAGGTTCCCCTGCGGAATGTTGTTGACTGCGCGTCCCTTGCCACCCGAATACACTGCGGAACCGATTAAGGACAGCATCAGGCCGTCCCCATCATCGTCGTCAGGCACTTCCCCGCGGTCGTAGGCGGCCAGTTTCTCGTACAGCTGAGCCAGTTCTTCGGGAGGGGCGTTGTTCGCGCGCGCACGCCCGCATGCCACTGCCATGACCAGCCGTTTCGAGCGCACGTTCAACGACGTTGCTTTGAGCCGCTGAAAGGATCTGTAGATTTCCGTGTAATAAGACTGCTTTGGTTCCCACCCGTTGAGCTTGCAGATTTCTATGTTGGACATGCTGAAAACCAGCTGATTGCCCTTGAGGCGGCGTGCCTTGTGGATAGCGGTCAGCCATACGCCCTGGTCGAGAGCACGCAGTTCTTCGCCCGTGTATGTGATTTTTGCATCCTTGCCGATCGAGAACAGGCGGGTATTGCTGTAGTGCAGACGCGGCGAGCGCGGATTTCGAGCGGAGAACAAGGAGCAGCGGGCCAGCTCGTTGGCGACCGCGCGCACGTCTTCGGGCCAATGCGACATTTGCTCAGGGACCCGCTCCTTGATTTCCTCCTGCGCACGACGTATTTTGCCGACGTACTCGATCCTCTGCACGGCGCTCATCGCCGCGTTGTTTTCGTTTTCGTCTATCATGCCAGTGCCTTACCCCTGCTGTTCGGCTGCGACCGGCTTCTCGATCAGGAACTCGCTGTAGACCTTGCCGCGAATCCAGTACGGAATCCGCCCCATGCCAGACCAGGTGTCTCCGCTGACGGGGTCCTGGTACTTGGCCACGCCGGCGCCCGGCAGCGTGCGCTTGGTCGTAGCCTTGATCACGTCGTCAGGGTCGAACCCGTTTTGCGCCATCATCTGCGCGACCACGACGCGGGCCCGGTTCAGCACACGCGGACGCATGGCGGCGATCTTCTTCTCCAGCTCGGCCAGCTGCTGGTTCAGGGCATAAAACTCCTCGATCTCGTCGAGGCCTGGCAGGTTCAGTGCATCAGTTTTCATTTGGTTCGTCGTTCAGGTGGAAGTAAAGGGCCGCTGCCGTCGCCGCCTGGCGCCGCGTCAGCCCGGGTGGATCTTCTTCATTGCCGCCGTAGCAGCTGCAACATTTTTTCTGGTGGCCGACCGACCCGATGATCGAGCGCAGGCCACATTCGTAATGCACGCCCCCCATGGACGTGCGATCGCCGGGCAGGATCGGTTCGTCGCACCAGGCGCACAGAGGGAACTCGCGTTTCATGGCCGCGCCTTCACTGCAAGCACCCTCTCCAGCTCATGCCAAAGGGACGAGACGCCGCCGAACTTCCCGCCCAGGTATATGTCGTGCGCTTCCTGGTCGCCGTCCGAGACTTCTTCCATGTTCGCTACTTTGATTTCCTCGATCAGGCGCCTGGCGGTCGTTTCGACGATCGCACCCAGCTCGTGCCGGTTTGCCGAGGCCCTCGCAGCGCGCCCGACCAGTACGACCACGTGCGACGTGATCCGGCCGCAGGCGAAGCCGACCGGGGTCGGCGCGACGACCATCACGAAACTGGTCCAGAATGACGGCGGCCAGTAGTGCGAGACGGTGGCCACGATCGTCCCGACGATGATGACGAGCAGCAGCAGCAGGGTTTCATGCACGGCGTTCAATGCGTCGGCCCCGGTGGCGGAATGATGCCTTCTTTCTGCATCCACTCCTGGGCCTCTTCCTCGTTGTCGAAGCGCTTGCCCAGCACCTGCTGCGCGAATGCGGCATCGACCGCTTCGTGCAGCTTGTCGAGCCCGTCTTCGCCCTGCATCTGGCTTACCGCCTTGAGGGCAATCACCGACGCGAAGGCAATGTCTTGCAGGGTCAGCCCGTATTGCGACAGCTCGTGAAGTGCCTCGACGTGCATCTGAGTCATGGAACTGGCCAGCGCGGCCATCTTCTCGGAGTCGATCTTGCTTTCGTAGGTCATGTGTCGTCGTGGTTGTGGTGGAAATCAGTGCGATACGCGCTTGTCTTCGTCGAGGGTGACGGCCAGCTCTGCATCGTCGGTAGCGCCGAAGCCGTGAGCGAACAGGCGCAGCGCCTCTTCGGCCAGCTGGCGGTATCCCTCGTCGTCGGCTTTTGTCGCGGCCGCTTCGTGCATGCACATCACCTGCGTGATGACGCCGAAGAGCCGCATGGCGTCACGCGGTTTGATGCCGTGCTGCGCCGAGAACTTGGCGATCGCTCCGACAAATGCCTTCTCGCCGGCTGTCAGTTCGCTTAATGGGTTCATTCGTCCTCCCCGAGTATGATCGGCTCGCCTTCGGCCGCGTTAAAGGTCAGGAACATTTGCCCATCCAGCTCGCCGGCCAGGTCGCCGAGGAAGCACAGGCGGTCGCCGGGCTCGGCTTCGAGGACCGCGTCGATGACCTTCTCGCGCAGCGGCGTCTTGCCAACCTTGAGTTCGCGCACGACGAGCCGGCCCTTGTCGGCCAACTGGTCATCCATGCAGGCGGGCAGGCGCATGAGCGCGTCGACCGCAGCCTGGCCGACCGGCGTCATCAGGATCTCGCCCGATGGTTCGAGGTGCCCGCCGGCCCAGCAGCACAGCACGCGGCCGGTGGCGTTGCCGCGCGAGGCCGTGGTCTGGAACACGGACAGCGTGATCTGCACGTCCTTGTCAACGTCGGCCGGGCGAATTGCGTCCAGCAGCGCGGGGTCGCATTCGGCGCCGAAGATCATGCGTGAAACAATCATCGAATCGTTCATCTGGTTCTCACTGGATTGGGTGTTCGCCGGTTTCACGCTCGATCTCGGCGATCATCTGCGCGGCTTCTTCGCCTTCGACCTTCTTGATCACGCTGTTTCCGAGCCCGAGCCCAACCAGAAAGTCGTTGAGCGTGCGCATGAACATTTCGTCACGGTCCTCGCCTCTCGATGCCTCGTTCTCGACGAGGCGATTTGCAAACAGACCGAACAGGTGTATCGCCATGCGCGGGTGCATTTCCATCCGCAACATCATGTTCCCGATCGTCTCCAGGAATTCCTTTGATATCGCCGCTGCCTCATCAGGGGTGCGGTCGGGTTTAGCTTGGTCTGACATTTTTGGTCCTAGTTATTTGCGTGGAATGATCCACTGCGTGGTGATGAGCAAGCAGAACGCCGACATGGCCGCGATAACCCAGCTCCCTTCGATGACCGCGTTGATCGTGGCATAGGCGTTGCTGATTCCCGTCACCCACTGCAAGACGAGAAGCGTCCGGCGTCGGGCCCACCACGGGCGGGGCTGGTCCGATACCGGGCTATGGAGCAGGACCCCGACCTGTTCCAGCACGGCGTCGGCCTCTTGCAGCAGCATCGCCTGACGCCTGGTGTTCAGGAAGCGCACGATCGGGTGCTTGTCCGGGCTCTTCAATGCCTTGGCCCGTTCGAGCAGGGCTTCTGCACGGGCCAGCAGCTCGACCACCTGTGCGCCGTCGTTCATCGCCATCAATGTTTCCTCACCGGGATCGCCTCGGCCTTCACGTCCCCGTCCTCGCCGTCGTCGACCACCTGGATGATCCCGCTCGGCATGTGCAGCACTTGCAGGAACTCGCGCAACATCATCGTGCGCGCCTGATCCAGGGTCATCTTCGGCTCGCGCGACATCACACTTGCCGCCACCCCGCGACAGGCCAGGGACAGCGCAGCCACCGAATGCAGCCACGGCATGTCCCCGTATTCCGGCTTGCCGACCGTCTCGATCAGGTCCGCGGCCAGTTTCGTCGTCAGTTCGGCCTGCTCTTCCGTCATGCCCCGCGTCATTGCTTGCCCGCGCCGGCCGGGAGGATCGTCTCGATGTCCTCGCGCGCGGTGAAGCGCACCAGCCGAACGCGCACGCCCGCCGTGTCGGCGACAAGCTGCGCATCCTTGCGCATCAGCGGCAGCAGCGCTTCGTTCCCCGTGATCAGCGGATACAGCATCGAACCCTTGCTGACAGCGGGCACGCCGTCACCCTCCTTTTCCTCGGCCAAAAAAGCGAACACAGCGTCGATTGCGCGGTAAGTCATAATTAACAGGCGGTAATAAAAAGAAAAAACATTCTATAGACTGCTTATGCGATATAGCAATACTTTTTGAGACGATAAGGCAATAGATTCAGCACATTAGCGCACCCTGCAACAGCAGGGGCGCACTGTTACTTTTGGTGATAATCAGCAATTATTCAGGCACTGTAAGAGTGTGAATATTCTCTTCCAACAATTTGTGAAGCCGTTCGTAGTCGAAGTTACCGCTCAAGCGCGCGCCTTCGGGCGTCACGATCAGGCGTGCACCGCCGGCAAGGTCGTACTCGCGGCGCTCGGTCCTTGCCTTGGGGTTGATCTGCTTTTCAATCCATCCCACAACGGCAGATTGGCTTAAAGCCTGTTCGTCCTCCTCCTGCTCTTCGTTCAGTCGTGCTCGTTCAGCCAGGCGTACCAGCGCGTCGAAAACGATCATGCTGTGTTTCTCACAGTAGGGTCGAAGGTTGCGCGCCAAGTTGTAGCCGATCAGGGTGGGCCGGTCATCCAGGAGCTGCTGCGCTGCTGGCGGTAGTGCACCGAACGAATCGAGCGCCTGAACGGTAGTGCGAGAAATGTTCAGCACACGCGCCATCTGCGTGTTGTTCGGGACCGCGCCGGTGGTCTTGAGCATTGCCATGTGTTTGTACAGCTCCCAATCCGAGAGCCCTTTACGGGTCGTGTTCTCGCTTGTGAGCGCGCGCGCAGCTTCGGTGTCGGTGAGATAGCGGACAAACGCAGGGATCTCGCTGCGCCCGAGAATGCGAAACGCATCGACGCGGTGGTGGCCAGCGACCAGCTCGAACAGTGGCAGGGGGGGTGTCATAGTATGACACCCCTCTTCCAGTGCTTGAGCGGGCAGCGGACGAACGATAATGGGATCGAGAAGGCCTTCGGCACGGATGCTTTCGACCAGGTTCTCCATATAGTCCTCGTCACGCTTGCCCCTCGACTGGAACGGTGAGCGCACCAGCTGCTCCAGTTGCAGCAGGATCGGCGCGCTCGACTCTTGGCCAGCTCGGCCGAGGATCGTGGTGGCTACGTCCTTCTGCAGGTTCTGGCGCGGGCGGTTTCCCAGCGCAGCGGTCAGTTCCTTTTTCATCTGGTTCATGCTACCTCCTCTGCGCGGCCAGCAAGGCCGAGGACAGCCATGACTTCGCGCGCCAGTTCGACCACGTTACGCGAGACTTGATGCTGGACGTTGGACTTGAGGATCGTTTTGCCGAGGGCTTCGGCCTGCTGGACCGCCGTGCTGTTCGGGATCTGAGTCTTGAAGATATGGTCGAAATACTGGTGCGCGCTGCCGGCGATCAGGCGGCAAACCGTAGTGCGCCCGTCGTACATGTTGAGCACCGCGCCGTAGCGCAGCGGCCGCGGATTAACGCTCTTGGCCTGTTCGATGAAGTCGATCATGTCGTCACTCCCGGACAATGACAGCCTGGAGCCGGTGTCGATTGGCACCAGGACCAAGTCGGCCGCGACCAGTGCGTTCGCGGTCAGGCTGCCCAGCGACGGCGGACAGTCGATCACGACCACGTCGTAGAGCTCGGCGACCTGCTTGAGCTTGTCCGACAGGAGCCGTGTCGACGTGAACGGGTTCAGTTGCAACGTGCGCTCGATGTTGCTCAGCTTGAGGGTTGAGCCAAGCAGGTGCACGCCGTCGATCCGGGTCTCGGTAATGATCGCCTCGGCCATCGGCGCCTCGCCCGACAGTACGCGCTCGACCGGCACCGGCGGCGCGAAATCATACGAGTAGGCGATCCGCGTTGCATTGAACTGCGGGTCGAAGTCGATCAATAGCACCGACAGGCCGGCGCGCGCGATCGCATCGCACAGATTCAGGCTGGCCGAGGTTTTGCCGACCCCGCCCTTGTGTGTAGCCACGGCGATAGTTTTCATGATTCCATGGGTAGTTTTGGAAGGACCAAAATTATCTCATGGGAAGTGCATGGATACCAAACGGTAATATGGGGTTTTTACGGATGGGCGCAGCTGTGCAAGCGCGCAAAAATGGGGGGGTGTCATAGTATGACACCCCCCCTGGCCCAACTCGACATGGCGGGGTGGCTACTGTGCGCGTCGCCGTGCGGCACGGCACGCACGCATGAAAGCCATCCATTCGTACTTTGTTCCGCCCGAGGTGTACTTCAACACGGCCGCTGGAGCGTTGTCACGGCGCGCCTCGGCCCGTGCGAGGGTTTTGCCTTTCTGCTGTTCGCGCCGTGCCTCGCTTCGCGCCTTTTGCTCACGATGCGCCGCCAGCTCGGCGAGCAGCTTCGGGCTGAGCTTGGCACTCATCGGTGCCGCTCGTAGGCGCGCATCACGGCCGCCAAGCCGGGCCTACACTCCTTGAACTCAGGACACGTGCCGTTCCTGTAGACGCACTCGGGAACCATGTAGTGAGCCAGGTCTGGGTCCACATCAGCCATTTCCTTGCGCAGTCGCCGCCAGGTTGCGACCGTCTTGCCCGACGCGGCGTAGCACAGACGCTTGCGGCTGATCGTGATGATCGCCTGGGCGTTGATCAGCATGCCGTGGTTGACCGGCGTGTTCCGGTTGACCACATCGTCGCCGGCGCCGCCCCGATCGTCGCGCATCGACTGCACGAAATGCTCGACGCCGTGCTTGTGCCGCACCAGGTGCACGGAAACGAACGTCGGGATTGCCGGCAGTTCGATCCAGAACAGGCGGGCCCGCACCGGGCTGTGCTCGGTGCGATACCAGGCTTTGAGCGGGGCCTTGACCGGCTGGCCGTGCGTCGTCATCTGCGCGGCGCGCTGCACGAAGGCCAGGTCGGTCACGGGCGTGATGGTGATAACGCGGCGCGCCGTCATCGAACGACGTAGTTGGCGCCTTCCTTGTCGGGCGCGTAGAGGATATCGCGCAGCTGGTTGATCGACAGGCCGGTGGCGTCGTGGGCCTTGATCAGCATGGTCGCGGTGACGCTCAGGCGGCCGTGGCGGATCTTGCTGAGGACGGGCGGGGCCACGTCCATGAAGCGCGACAGGGCGGCGTCGTTCTTGAGGTTCAGGTGCGACACCAGCGTGTCGATGAAGTAATTCGGGCTTTGGACGCGTGGGTCCGGTTTCTTCGCGGGCATGTATGGCTCCTTGGTTTATGAAAATCGCACGCCGAGTTCCGTCGCGGCATGCGCCTCGACCTCTTGCATGAAAGTGCTGAACTCCTCGACATCGAGGTTCTTGGACGACATTGGTGTGAGCCCGCCGAACGGCAATTCGACGAACCCGATGAACTTCCCCTTGAAATAGTGGTGCCACTCGCGCTTGCCGTAGCGGCGCCCATCGACCACGACCTGCTCGACGATCGCGCTCAGGATCGGGCCGAAGTAGCGCTTGTTCTGCTCCCGTGAGCGCTTCGATTTGTAGAACGAGACCGTCACCGCGAGGAAGCGACCCTCGTCGGCGAAGGCCTTCCAGTTGTCGGTCAGGAAGGCGATGAGCGATGCCAGGTGAACCAGCTCGCGCAGGACGAATGTGCGGTTCATCAGTGAGACGGCCCGCTTTCCTCGGCCTGCTGCAGGACCGCTGCCTGCTGGATGCGGGTGACAAACCCTTCCAGCATGGAGTCGGACGCTTCGCCGAAGTTGTTCACGACGAGGGCCGCGAGCTTGTCGGCCAGGTAGCCCATGGTGCAGACGAACTGGCGGATCTCGTCCTCCATGCCTTGGTCGTACTCGTCGTCCGGCTCGACGGCGTTCTTCATCACCGTCGGGGCCAGGCCCGGCGCGTGGAAGAGCGACCCGAAGAAGCAGTCGAAACACGGCAGGCCGTTGTCGTCGAAGTGGATATAGACACCGTCGATGTCGTCCTCGTTGATCTCTTCCATGCTTTATTCCCTCGCTCGTTGAATGACTTGGTCTACTTGCCGCAGCACGTCGATGCGTTTCGTGCAGGTGTGCCGCAGGCGCGCCACGAACGCATCGAGAACGAAGTGGGCGCCGTCCTCGACCTCCTTGACCGCGACCGTCGCCAGGGCGTCGGCGACATAGGCGATCGCCGCGCCGAAACGGCGCGACTTCGCCTCGGCCTCGTCGTCCAGACCGCTGCGGCCAAGCGGGATGCTCGCCAGGTGCGCATCGGTGAACAACGTGATGACCGCGTCGAAGAAGCAGTCGAAGCACGGCAGGCCGGCTTCGGTCAGGGGGATGGCCACGGCCATGCCGTCGTCCGCGTGTTCAGCCATGCGTCACCGCCAGCGGGATATCCAGAACCTTGCGCAGGTGCGGGTACAGGCCCGGTACGCCCACTCGCTTGTCCCGTTCGAGCAGGCTGATATAGCCCTGCGGCAGTCCAATGGCCTCGGCCACGTCGTCCTGGAACCAGCCCTTTTTCAAGCGCGCAGCCTTGAGTTCGGCGCCGGTGATGGACTGCGGACCGCCATCCGAACCCTCCTCTTGCAGCAGGTCGACCAGGCGAGAAACGGCCCACTTGCCGGGCGAGCCGATCGAAGGCGGCTCGATGCTCGCCAGGTGCAGCTGCCCGACTGGTTCGCTCGGCTCGGCTGGCGCGGCTGGCGTCAGGCGCACTTGCTGCGGGACGCCGTCGACCACGTCGTCGAACTTGCGCGACAGGTAGGCGACGAAGCGGTCGCGCGCCTTGGGGCAGTCCGACTCGCCGAGCACGTGGCCGCAGACCTTCGCCAGCTCTTCGAGGAAAGCCGCGGCGCCGGCCGAGTAGTGGAACGGGTTCGGATTCGCGGCCGAGATCACAGCGAGCCGGTCGTGCACGTACTGTTCTGATGGGTTCATTGCGCGCATAGTTGCTCCTCAGAAAGGCACATCATCTGGTTGCCAATCCTGCTGCGGTGCCTGCTGCTGCGGGCGTGCTTGTGGCGCGCTGCTGCCGGCGCCGTCGGGGCGGCCGCCCAGCATCTGCATGTTGTCGGCGATGATGTCCGTCGCGTAGCGCTCGATCCCGTCCTTGTCGGTGTACTTGCGCGTCTGCAGGCGACCCTCGATGTAGACCGACGAGCCCTTTTTCAGGTACTTCCCCATGATCTCGGCGAGCTTGCCGAACGCCGAAATGCGGTGCCATTCGGTCTTTTCCGTCTGCTCGCCGGTGGCCTTGTCCTTCGACTTGAAGGACGTGGCGACGGCGATGTTGGCGATTGCGTCGCCGCTGGGCATGTAGCGCATTTCGGGGTCGCGGCCGAGGTTGCCGAGGATGATGACTTTGTTGACGGAAGCCATGTTCTGGTAAGTCCTTTCGTTCAATTGGAGGGGATACGACGGTGCTTCATGCCCAGCAACAGGCCGCGTCGGGACAGCATGTTCTCGATTTCGTCCACAGAGATGCGCCCCATGTTCGGCATATTTGCCAGCTCCCAGCGGGTAAAGCAGACGAGTTCCTCGACGGTCTCAATGCCGTGGGTGAGCAGGCAGTTGCGGGCGCGCACACTCAGCTCCAGTTCGGGGACCGGCGTTCTTTTGAGTGCCGTGGGGACGGCCGGGTCGGCGCCGGCAGCCACCTCCTGGAGGTGAATGTAGCTACTCAGGACCTGGATGGCCTGGCGCGCCTGTTCCACGTCGGCGATGGTGACGGTCAGCTGCATGGGATGCCTTTATTTGTCGGGGTGTTGGTCGTAGATGGTTTTCATGTACTGCCCGGCATACGCACGGGCTGCCGTGACCCGCCGCATGACGCGTTCTTCCAGCGCGCGGTCGCGCCGGTACTGGACGGTCGTGATGCGCAGCTCGATGGCGAGCTGTTCGCGCTTTATCCCGTCCTCGTGCTCGATCAGGTGCCGGCGCTCGAACTTGTGCAGGTGCCGGTCCTCGAAGCCGATCAGGTCCTCGGGCGTGTCGACCAGGCAGAACGCCACTTCCGCCTCTTCCCGGTCGAACAGCCACATGTAACCGCGCACCTGCCATTCATAGCCGGGGTCGTGGGCTTCCTCGGCAGTCATCGGGAAGGTCTTGAGCGACCAGCTCGACTTGATGTCGATGATCTTGACCGGCGTGATGATGTCCGGCTCGCCCTGTATGTAGTCGTTGAAGCGGCGCCCCTTGTGCTTGATGTGGTAGGTCTGGAAGCGCTCGTTGTACAGCTCGATCGAATCGTTCTCGACGTTGTTGCCCTTTGTGGTGTACTTCGAGCTGAACTTCTCCTCGTAGCCGAGCACCTGGGCGCGCACCAGCGACTCGATCATGGTCTTCGCGCCGGCCGACAGGGTCATGTCGAACAGCGGGGCCAGGATCGCGTGATCCTCGGGCGTCTTGGCCTTCTTGGCCGCGATCGGACGGGTCACATCATCGAGCAGGGCGGGGTCGATGCTGCGCGGATCGGTCATCAAGGTTCCGAGCGACGAGCAGCGGCAGAAGAACTCGAAGTCTTTCATTGCGCGCCCTGCGCCGCCTCGGCCGTGGCGACGCGGGCCAGCTGGTCCTCGGTCAGGGCGAACCTGGCACGCAGCGCCTGCGCGCTGAACTCGCCGCGGGCGATCTTGTCCAGGGCAGCGGTCAGGCGCGCCTCCGACAGGATCTCCGTCGGCACGGCCGGGGGCGGAACCTTTTCGCGCACGCGCAGGCAATCAACGGTTTCCCGTCCCATCTTCGTCGTGGCCGCGTAGAGCGTGATGCGCTTGCCGACCCACTTCTGCCAGGCCCAGCCGTACAGGCCTTCGATGATCTTGCCGTTGGTCTTGTTGCAGATCAGGGCTTTTTCCTCTTCCTCGAACCAGACGTGCATCAGGTTCTCGGACTTGCCGCTGCCGACCGTAACCATCTTCTTCTCGGCGTGCCGGATGGTGAGGGTCAAGTCCTGGCCATTGGGCAGCGAATACACGCCGAGAAAGCGCGTATCGACCAGCTGCTTCCAGTGGGTCAGCGTTTCCACTTGCTCGCTCATGCCCGACCTCCCAGCTGCGCGCGGCGCCGGCGCGGCCCGGCCGCGTCGATACGGGCCTGGTCGGCCTCGAACTGGCGTTGGGCCATGACGATGCTCTCGACGGCCGCCAGCTCGCTCAGTGCCAGCATGTCGTGAATGTCGGTGCCTTCCGCGATCAGCGTGCGGATCTTGCCGTCGGTCGACGCCAGGACGAGCGACTCGACCGTCCAGATATGCTTGAAGTCGAAGTAGGGCGGGCAGCCGGGCTCGCCCGGGTCGCCGTTGGCGAAGGTGTGAACCTCGGGCTCGCCCGGCTCGTAGCAGTACACGACCTGGACAGGCACAGGCGCGTTGCCACGCACGCTGACGGCCTCATAGGGGCCGACAGGCAGTTCCAGGCAGGGGATTGTGATGCGGGTGGTGTCGTCCAAGACGGGCTCCTGTTTTTTTCCGTAGGAAACAGAAGCCAGTGTATTTAAATCCAAACTTTAAATACAAGCCAAACTTTATATTTGTTAGCAGTACTTTAGACCTATTCGTCGAAATGCTGTTGCATTAAGGGAACAATTGCTACAACTATTGGAACGCAACCGGGGGGGAGAAAATAAAAAAGCCGGCGCACGGCCGGCTTTGTGGTGGAAGGGAGTGGATTAAACCGGGCCTTGATGCGCGATGACCCGGCCGACGATCTGCAATGCGTCAGCTGCGACGACCTGTTCCGGTATGTTCCGGCGATCGGCCTGCACCCGAACGGTGCCGTCGATCTGTAAGTACAGGCGGCGCACCTGGTGCCCAGCTGGTGTTTTCAGGAGAAACACTTTGTTGTCCTGCACGACTGCCTGTTGCAGGTCTACCAGCATCTGGTTGCCCAGGTTCATGCTGTCGTCCGAGGTCATGAAGACCCGGCACCACTCCGGTTTTACGCCGAGCTGTTCAAACAGGTCCCGGCGGTAGGCAAAGCTGTTGTTGTCATCGGCTAGATCGCCGACTTCTTCGTGATGCTGCACCTGTTGCCCTCCTTGGTCTCTTTCAGTTCCCAGAAGCGGTATGAGTATGTAATTGGCCGCTATAGGTACATTAACATCAATTCCGGCAGTCAACCATTCCACTGTTGCATCTAACACGAAGGCAATCTTTTTTAACCGATGGTATGAAGGCACGGCATTTTTCTCTTCCCAAAAATAGACGGCCTGTTGGGTTACGCCGACTAGCTCACCTAGTTCAGCGCGACTTTTGCCAAGTTCTATACGACGATTTTTGATGCGTTCATGGATCGTTGGCATGCTTCTCCCCTGTTGTACAAAGTTCATAAACAGCAACTTATCACAGGTTGCGCGCAACCGAAACTTTGTTCGTTAAAGTAGCGCTTAAATTATGCTTGCTTCTACAAGCCCTGCTTGTAAAATGTGTGCATGAAAAAACTTTCCGCACGGATGCTTGCCGCTCGCAGGCGCCGCGAAATCAAGCAGTTCGACCGGGTTGTAGCCGTCGTCGGCTCGAAGTCGGCGATCTCGCGTGCGCTCGGCGTCACGGTCCAGGCGGTGCAGTGGTGGCGTAAAGACGGCGTGCCGCCGAACCGCTGTGCCCAGCTCTACCGCCTCTCGGGCGGTCTGGTGCAGTGCGAGCAGCTGCGTGAAGACTTCGGCCAGCTGCCCAAGGTGGGTGGATGAAGCGCACGACCCCGCTCAAGCGCACGGCCTTCAAGCCCAAGGACCGCAGCTGGAAGCTGACCAACGGCACTCGCTCGCGCGAAAAGGCGCCGCGCAAGAACGCCATGAAGACCAGGCAGCGCGCCGTCACCGTCGAGGAAAAGCGCCTGTGGGATCGCATGGCCAGCGAGATCGGCTGCATCGCCTGCCGCGTGGCCGGCCGCGCCACCAGCGACTACGTCTCCATTCACCACATCGACGGCCGCACGAAGAAGAACTGCCACCAGCTGGTCCTCCCGCTGTGCGCCGGCTGTCACCAGCAGGGCACCGGCACCGATAAGAGCCTGGTCGCCGTCCACCCGAACAAGACGCGTTTCGAGCAGCTGTACGGCACCCAGCTCGAACTGCTCGCCCGTGTCCACACCATTCTCGGAATCGCATCGTGATGAGCCGTAAGAAAGCCGCCGAATATTTCGTTGTCGCCTGGGTCAAGGACTGGCGCCTGCGCACCTACTTGAACGTCATCGCCGATGGCGGCCCGCGCATCGAGTGGGATCAGGCGCACACCCTGTTTCCCTGGTTGCCGGACGCAGGCCTGTTCATACGCAACCTCAGCTGCCGCCCGTACCTCGCAGGGGCGAACCGGCCGTTGTCGGACGCACTGTGCGATGCCGGCCCGTCCGCAGCCGACCTGCTCGCGTTCGCACCGAAGATCGAGGCCTTCACGTTCAAAACGCATAGCAGTGCCTACGTCGAGCCGGTGCAGAAAGCGGCAGGGCGGGGACGCAAAAAGCTCGCGCTCGCCAAAACGTTCTTGCCCGAAGCGATGGACCGCGTTGTTCGCCTGAACGGCCACCACTGGAAGGTATGCAAATGAACACGACCCTGTACGTCGACGACGAACTGCAAGCATGGATCGACCCGCTGTCGCCGGACGAGCTGGCCCTCCTGGAAGCGAGCCTGCTCGAAGACGGCTGCCGTGATCCGCTGGTTGTGTGGGGCGGCTACCTGCTCGATGGCCACAACCGCTACGCGCTGTGCACGAAACACGGCATCCCGTTCCAGACCGTTGAGAAAACCGGCCTGGTGACGAAGGAAGACGCGATGCTGTGGATGGTCGACAACCAGCTCGGCAAGCGCAACCTGACCGATTTCGCGCGCGTCGCGCTGGCCCTCAAGGCCAAGCCGCTGATCGAGGCGCGTGCCAAGGCGCGCATGGTGGCCGGCAAGGCAGACCCTCGTCCCAATTGGGACGAGGGTTCGACCCGTACCGACGACGCGATCGCCAAGGCCGCGCGGGTCGGCCGCAACACCGTGCGCAAGGTCGAGAAGATCATCGAGAAGGCCGGCGCCGAAGTCATCGCCCAGGTGCGCGCTGGCGAGCTGTCGATCAACGCCGCGGCCAAGACGGTCACGCCGCCGAAGCCACCGAAAGCGCCGAAGGCCAAAACCACGGCCGATCCAGCGCCGGAAGTGGCCACGCCGCGCCTGACCCCGGAGCAGGGCGCCGTCGCCGTCACCGACGTGGAAGCGCTGCGCGCCGAAAATGCCGAGCTGCGCGCGAAGCTGGCCGAGCGTGACGAACAACTGGACGACCTCAAAGAGGAGTTTGCGAAGACCCTGGCCGACAACGTGATGATGGCCCGTGTGTTCGAGACGAACGACCACGTGAAGGCTGCCCTGATCGAGGTCGAGCGCTACCGCGCCGTTGCCGAGCAGGCGAACCGCACCCTGGCTGCACGCTCGCACGAATTCATCGAACGCGCGAGCAACGTCGCCCAGTGGAAGCGGCGCGCGGACAAATTCGAGAAAAAGCTCAAGGCGCTCGGACATGAAGTCTGAGATCGTCCCTCGCTCCGGGCTCTCGCGCATCACGCCGCGGCCGTTCCAGGTCACGGCGCGCGAGCAGCTGCGCGAGGGCTTCATGGCCGGGCACCGCTGCCAGATGGTGATGAGCCCGACCGGGTCCGGCAAGACCATCCTGGCGATGTTCCTCATCAACGAAGCACTTGAACGCGGTCGCCGTGCGCTTTTCGTGGCCGACCGCCGCACCCTGATCAATCAGACCTCGCAGGTGGCCGACTCGCTCGGACTGTCGCACGGCATCGTGATGGCCAGCACCCTGCGTTATAACCCGGACGCGCCGTTCCAGATCGCCAGCGCGCAGACCCTGGCCAATCGCCGCTGGCCGCGCGCCGACCTCATCATCATCGACGAGGCGCATACCCAGCTGTCCGTCTGGACCGAGTATATCCAGACCTGCGGCGCCGCCGTGATCGGCCTGTCGGCCACGCCGTTCTCGAAAGGCCTGGGGCGGCTGTTCTCGAACCTGGTCAACGCCACCACCATGGCCGACCTGACCCACTCGGGCGTGCTGGTGCCGATGCGCGTCCTGACGTGCAAGCAGATCGACATGAAGGGCGCACCGACTTCCGGCGGCGAATGGACCGACCGGGGCGCGGGCGAGCGCGGCATCAAGATCGTCGGCGACGTGGTGCAGGAGTGGCTGATGTACGCCGAGGACCGCAAGACCATCGTCTTCGGCGCCACCATCGACCACTGCGAAACGATGTGCCGTGCGTTCGTCGAAGCCGGCGTCATGGCCGCTGTGTTCACCTCGCACACCACCGAGCAAGAGCGTGCCGCGCTTCTGGCCGAATACGAAAAGCACGACTCCGTCATCCGGGTCCTGATCTCCGTCGAAGCGCTGGCCAAGGGGTTCGATGTGCCGGACGTTTCGTGCGTCTGCGATGCGAGGCCGCTGCAAAAGTCGCTCTCCACCGCGATCCAGATGTGGGGCCGCGGCCTGCGTTCGTCGCCCTCCACGGGCAAGACCGACATGCTGCTGCTCGACTTCTCGGGAAACATTGTCCGGTTCAGCAACGACTTCGAGGCGATCTTTCACGACGGCCTGGCGTCCCTCGACATGGGCGAAAAGCTCGATCGTGAAGTGCGCAAGGATGCCGAAGGCGACGAGTCGAAAGGATGCCCAGCGTGCGGCTACCAGCCCTTCTTCAAGCGCTGCATGGCTTGCGGCCACGAACGCCTGCCGACGAACAACATCGTCCCCGAGGCCGGGGAAATGGTCGAGTTCAAGATCGGACGCGCCACTGTCGGCGACAGTGCCAGTGTGTGGGCGCAGTGCGTGACGCTGATCCGAAACGGCGTCGGTCGACCCGAAACCGCGCCTGGCCGCGCCGCCCACCTCTACAAGAGCATCACGGGGATCTTCCCGCGCAACCTGCCGGATTACCACGCCGTGCCGGACGTGGCCGTCACCCGTGGCGTGCGCAACAAGCACATCGCCAACAAGATCGCCTTCAGGAACGCGAAATGACCTTCACCCAATTCGCCGCCCTGTACGGCCTGATCCTGCCAGACCTCTACCCGAGCGACAAAATCCGTCGCTGCGCCACCGAGGCGCACCCGAACCGCAAGGACGGCACCTACCTGTGGGACGGCCAGCGTGGCTGGGTCTGCGACTGGTCCGTCAGCGACGAGTGGCACTGGTATGACAACCCGGACGCCAAGGGCTTTACGGACGAGGAAAAGCGCGTATGGGCCGAGCGCAAGCGCGCCCGTGAGAAGGAAGAGATGGAGATGGCCCGGCGCGCCGCGCACCTGGCCGCCGCGATGCTCAAGCAGTGCAAGCCCGGCGAACACCCCTACCTCGGCTCGAAGAAGCTCGGCCACGTCCAGGGGCTGGTCAATGACAAGCACGAGCTGATCGTGCCCATGCGCACGATCGACACGAACCACCTGGTGGGCATGCAGACCATCTGGTTCCAGATGGAGGAACGGGCATGGAAGAAGCAGTTCAGCAAGGGCATGCGCGCCAAAAGTGCCGTGTTCCGCCTCGGGAATCCGCGCGCGCCGGAAACCTGGCTGGTCGAGGGCTATGCCACCGGCCTGACGGTCGAAATGGCCCTGCGCTCGCTGAACGTCAACGCGTGCGTGCTGATCTGCTTCTCGGCGCACAACCTGACCCACGTGGCCGGCCAGGTCAAAGGCCGCAAGTTCGCCTTCGCCGACAACGACAAGAGCGGCAAAGGCATCGGGGCCGTCGAGGCGGCGCAGCTGCCGTACTCCATCAGCCCGGTCGAGGGTGAAGACGCCAACGACTGGTACGTGCGCGCCGGCCTGCTGCCGGTCGCCGCCGAAATCATGCGCGTGCGCCGGGCGGTGCCGACGCCGTAACACCAGCAATAAGACAGCGCACTGGTCGGATCGGAAGACGGCAGCGGTGCGTAGTGAGGCCCCTACTGTGGGATCTGTTTCTGAAACAGGGGCGATCGGCGGCGAAGACAGCACCGATGAAACGAAAGGCTGTCACGTCATGCGGCTCCGTCGGAGGGGAAGCGTGTAAAGGCAGGCGTAGGAAGGCTACGTCTGCCCACCATCAGAGGCAACGGGTTTAGCAGGCGGTAGCACAGAGCTAGAAGGCATGCAGTACCACTAACCAGGGGAACAAATGAACATCGAGATCATCACCATCCTTGACCGCAGCGGCTCCATGAACAAGCTGCGCAACGACATCATCGGCGGCTACAACGCGTTCCTCGTCGAACAGAAGACGTTGCCAGGCAGTGCGCGCATCACGCTCGTTCAGTTCAGCGACGAGGTCGAGGAGCTGTATCAGGCCGTGCCGATCCAGCACATCGGCCACCTGACCCTCGGCAGCTACATCACCGCCGGCAGCACGGCCCTGTACGACGCGATCTGCGAGACGCTGGCCAAGCAGGGCGCGCGCATCGGTGGCGAGTCCTGGGCCGACAAGGTCCTCCTGAACATCATCACCGACGGCGAGAACAACGCCAGCAAGACGTTTACGCGCGAACAGGCGCTCCAGATGATCAAGCACAAGCAGGACAAGCTGGGCTGGACCGTGATGTACCAGGCAGCGGACGAGAAGGCGTTCGAGGAAGGCGCCAAGATGGGCATTAACCCGGCCTTCACCAACATCGTCGGCGCCACCTCGGCCGGCATGGCCGAGGCCTACGGCAACATCAGCATGGCCACCACGGCCCTGCGCACCGGCGGCAGCCCGTTCGACGCCATCCTGAGCGTCAGCAGCCGGGACGAGAAGACCGCCTGATGCAGCGCGCGCCGCGTCCCCAACGTCCCATGCCGCCGGCCGCGCGCCGGATCGGCGTGCCGCGCGAATTTCTGATCGACTTCAACCGGGTCGCTCACTTCTTCGACTGGACGCATGCCGAATGCGAGGCCGAGAAGGCGCGCATTCGCGGGGACGCGGCCGCCATGGCCGACGTGCCGCGCCTGGCCCGCGTCGTGCGCGCGCTGGACGTGGTGGCACGTCACTACGGCTGGACCGACGCCGAGCGCGCCGAGTGGCGTGAGCCGCTGCGCGCCCCTGGCGAGACGCGCGACTACATCGCCACCCTTGGCATGGCCTTGCAGCACGGCTACCGCCAGACCCCCGAGAACAACCACATCAGGCTCGCCGCATGGCTGGCCAAGCACGGCTTTGACCCGATCAACACCGAGGAAACCCCGACATGAAGATGCCACCCGCGAATTCGCGCCAGCGCAAGATCACCAACGTGCTCATCACCGGCGTGAGCATCAGCCCGCAGGAAGGGGTCGATCACCACGGCATGATGAACCTGACGATCGCCGAGATCGCCAGCTTGTACGTCGACCTGGTGGTGCGCGGCTGCGCGGTGCAGGTGGGTTCGCGCATCAAGGCGAGCGATGCCCTGCTGGCCAAGTACAAGCTGCTCGACACCCCACCGGAAGACGAGCGCCCGAAGGTGCCACCGCGCACCGTGCCGGCATTCAAGCCGCTGTCGCCTCAGAACATCGCCTCCTCGCGCGGCATGCGCGAAGGCAGCAACGACATGCGCGAGATCCCGAGCCACTACGGCAACGCGACCCCGCGCAAGGAGGGCGCGTAATGGCGGTCGTCTTTCTCGAAGATTGGCGCCGTGTCAGGAACGCCTGGCAGCTCGCGCAGGTCCTGTCCGGCGACCCGCAGATCCGCGCGGCCGCACGCGTCGAGAGCCTGAAACGCCTGACCCGCATCCAGCGTCTGGCCACCGGAGGCACGCCGGGAGAGGGTGCCCCGGAAGACGAGCTGCGACGGGCGCGCGAACGTGCACGCGAGCAGGCCGAGATCGACGCACGCCGCGCCGCGCGCGCACCCGAGGAGAACGACTGATGCGAGCCTCGAAATACCGTAACCGCAAGACCGAAGTGGACGGCATCACCTTCGACTCGCAGGCCGAGGCGCGCCGCTGGCAGCACCTGAAGGATCTTGAGGCGCGCGGCACGATCACCGACCTGTGCCGCCAGGTGTCGTTCGAGCTGGTCCCGGCCGTGCGCTTCTTCGGCTCGAAGCGCGCCACGCCGGCGCTGCGTTATATCGCCGACTTCGGCTACACCGACGCCGACGGCAAGCGCGTCGTCGAGGACGTAAAAGGCGCGCTCACCCGCGTGTACAAGATTAAGAAGCACCTGATGAAGGCGCTCTTCAACATCGACATTCTGGAGACACGATGACGCAAATGGAAGCTGATGCCCGCGACGCCCGCCGCTATCGAATGATGCGGCTCCTGTGCTGCGCGAGCGAGGAGAAACAGCGTGAAGTGCACGCGCTGATCGCGCACCTGGTGGGGAGCCGGGGCCAGCTGGACCCGCAGCGCATCGACCGCGCCATGGACCTCATCCTCAACACCTACAAGCTTGTCTAAGGAGTTCCCATGTCCCTGGCTGAACGCTACGCCCGCGCCACCATTTCGGGCAATCTGCGCAACGACGCGCTGCACGTGGGCGCCGACGTGCTGATGGCCGTCGCTATGTCCTCGAATTTTGGCGCGATGCTCATGCGTGTCAAGTTCGCCAACGACGTGGGCAGCTACCGCGCTCTGCTCGACCAGTGGACGTGGATCGTCTCGACCAAGGCGCTGCGCCGCAACTGGCCGCTGCATATTCCGATCGACAAGGTCGCGTTCCTGTCCCTGCACCGCTGGATCTCCTCGGTGTGCCCGGCGTGCACGGGGCTCAAGCACGTCAAGATTCTGGGCGCGCCGGTGCTGGCCGAGCGTGCTTGCCCTGTGTGCCACGGCACCGGCGAGACGGAACTGCGTTGCAACCCGGCCATCCGTGACTACGTCCTCGACATGATCGAGGAGCTGGAAGCGGACATGCAGCGCTCCGTGGCACGTGCCCGCAAGAAGCTGCGCAGCGACCGCGAAGAGGCCGAAACGAAACTCTAGCGCGCGCGCGAAAACACGTTCTGCGCGCAAATTCAATCCCAAAATGGTGCCATGCGTAAACACAACAGCGACAAAAGGGGGCTTGAGTTGGGCGCGGCCGTTCAAGTATTCTTGCCGCACTGCTGAGCGTATTGGGTTGTAGTGGATGGTTTCTGGCCCTTTCGACTCGCATAATTCGGGCGACTACCTGGCAGCGCCGGGTGGGAAGCAACAATCCGTGCAATCGAGGACGGCGCCCACTGCGGCCTTCGCTCGCCCCGAATTTCCAAACATTCCAGCAGGGGCGCAAGACCGTAAGACAACACCCCTATATCCGCCCGGTCCCGGGTCGCCTATAGAGAGGAACGCGTCATGAGCGACGTTATGGTCTGCAAACTGCAACTGCATTCGATTCATCCAGCCGGCACCCTGTGCGCGTCGGACAACTCGCAAATCCCGGCCTCGCGCCTGCGCTTCGGCGCCGTGTGGGAAGGATCGACCGACGCCCAGCGCACGTCCGAGAACGCCATCTTCGGCCACTGGACGCCTTGCGCTGAGTTCACCGCCACCGTGAAGAACGCTGGCGTGATCGAACGGCTCAAGGAAGGCAAGAAGTATTACGTCACCTTCACCGAAGCACCCGATTAACCATCGTGTCTCGATGCCCCGGACCAACCGGGGCACCTCAACCCGCGCCCGGGAAACTCGGCGCGGGTTTTTTTTTGACACCTCAACCGACTTGGAGAACTACCGTGGAAAAAGCTAACGGCATTGATATGTGCGGCGCGTCCGTCCAGCGCGGCGCAGGCGCCGGCGAACAGGCGCACGCCGAAGGCAAGTACACGGCGGTATGCCGCGCAGCCGACGGCACGATCAAGTGGACCGACGTGATCGAAAATCTCGTCACGACCCAAGGCAAGAACGACGCGCTAGACAAGTACCTGGCCGGCGCGGGCTACACCGCTGCCTGGTACATCGGCCTGATCTCGTCGGCCAGCTACAGCAACATCGTCGCCGCTGACACCATGGCCTCGCATGCGGGCTGGCTCGAAGCCGGTGCCACCAACGCACCGGCCTATTCCGAGGGCACGCGCCAGGCGCCGACCTTCTCCGCGGCGTCGGGCGGCAGCAAGGCAACCAGCGCGGCCGTCGTCTTCACCATTACCAGCGCAGGCACGACGAAGGGCTGCTTCCTGGCGAGCAGCAGCGTCAAGGACGGCACCGCGGGCGTGCTGTACTCCGCGGGCCTGTTCTCGCTCGGCGATAAGGTCTTGGGCGCGGGCGACACCCTGTCCGTCACCTACTCGGCCAGCCTGTAACCAGGCGATAAGGAGCTGTCATGTGGATTTTCGTTGAAACCGCCCGCATCGAGAACAATTGGGGCCAGTGGTCCGCGCTCGTCACGTTGAGCAACAACGACACCCCGGAATCGTTCTGGATCAACTTCGCGTCCGAGCCGTCCGTGGCAGAGGCCGACGCTGCCGGCACGCAGATGGCCGTGTCAAAGAATCTCGCGGCTGCCGAAGAAGAGTTCGAGGCAGTCGTTGGCTCGCCCTACACGGCTCTTAACCTGCAATGGCAGACGGCTGCGGAGCTGGCAGCGCGCTTTCGCGCCCGCTACCGCGACGCCACCGGGATCGACGCGGCCAAGCTGGCGTACTGGCTGATCGAACGCGTCATCGCAAACGACCTGTCCGACGCCCAGATGGAAGACGCCTTCGGGTTGACCGCCACGGAGTACAACAGCGTGGCGGCGCGCATGAGCGCGCTGCACGATAGCTGGGCTAACGTCTTGGGTGCGCAAGGCGAGTAATGGCGTACTCGAACGCGATCTTCTATCTCGATCCTGACCTCGGGAACGATGCCGCACGCACCGCTCTGACGACGGTGACGGTATCGAACCCGTCGGGCACGATCACGCGATGCAACAAGACGGCCCACGGCCTGGTCACTGGCGCAATCGTGGACCTGACGCTGTTCACCGCATGGCTGAACGGCGCATGGAAGATCACGGTCGTCGACGCCGACAATTTCGACCTCGACGGCGCCGTCTGGCAAACGACGGCCGACAACAACGGCACCGTCACCCCTCGGGGCGGATCGTCCATGGCCGATGCCTGGAAGACGGTGGTCAGCGGCGTCACCGCCGCCCGTCATGCGGACGGCGACACCATCCGTATCAAGGCCAGCCCTGACCCGACCTCGATGGGGCAGAACGCAACGTGGACGGACGGTACGCAGGGGGTCCAGCGCGCCATTGTCAGTAGCACCAACGCAAGCCCGATCGTCGTCACCCTTTCGTCTGCGAACTACACCCTGCTCGCGCCTGTCGTCGGCGACACCGTCATCGTCAACGCCCACAGCACCAACACCAACGCCAACGGCGTGTGGACCGTCTCGGCGGTCAATGGCAGCACCTCGATCACGCTGCAAAGCGAACAGGGCGTGAACTCGGTAGGCAACGGTGTGGGCGGGGCGACCGGCACGGTTCGCAAGATCACCAATGCCGTGGTCCGGCTGACGACGCCGGCGACGAAGAACATCGCCCTGTTCGGCAACCAGGGGCAGAAGCCCAACTGGTCGGCGTCGGCCAACGTCACGAACACCGTCATCCAGTCGGACTTCCGGGAGGGTGGCGAGTGCCAGCAGGTCGCCGTCGCGCTCGCTTTCACGACCGGCCTGGCCGCGTACTTCCCGACCGGCACGCTGGACCTGTCCGGCTACCAGCAGGTAGCGTTCTGGATCAAGCAGACCGCCGGTACGCTCGGCGCTGCCGGAGCCGTCAGCCTCAAGCTGTGCACGGACGTTGCCGGCGTCACGGGGGTGCATACCCTGAGCGTCCCGGCCATTGTGAACCTGAACCAGTGGACGCCGGTCGTCGTCGACCTCGGCGCCAACCTGAACGCCGCCATCAAGTCGGTTGCGCTCTACGTAAATACCGACAACGGCGCACAGACCTTCTTGCTCGACAACATCATTGCGTGCAAGGCGTCGTCGAGCGCGGATTCGCTGACACTGACCTCTCTCATCAGCAAGAAGACCGGCACGGAGCCATGGTGGGGAATCCAGTCGATCAACGACACCCGGATTCTGCTCGAACACACCGTCAACACGATCCCCGGATCGCCCTCGACCTCACGTGGCTACAGCGGCGTGACGGAAACGGTCCCGCTGTACAAACGGGAAACCACGAAGCCACCGATGGTTGTTGGCGGTACTTTTTTCATTATCCCGAACAGGGGTGCGAGCGCCTCGGCCTATATCAGCTACTCCGGTGGCTGGAACCGAACCGATATGTCGACCCAGACCGGGGAAACGTGGTTTGACGGTCAATGCGGCCTCGGCACGGGCTTTTCGGATAACGGCATCGTCCGCTCCTACCTGAACATCGACAAGATCAACTTCGTCCGGTACGCAGTCGGCTTCACGAATTCGGCGGGGGCGTCGTTCGGCCAGCACATCGGGTCGATGTCGGTCATCCACTGTTCATCGTCCAACATCACCCTCAACGGCTGGCAGACCACGGCAGATAACCTGGTCGGACTTGGTTCGTCCACCAACATCACCATCGGGAGTGGCTGTACGATCGGCACGATTTCGCGGGCAGATGCGTCGGCGAGCAGCGGCGTCGCGCTCGGTTCCGGGTCCAGCATCGCCACGGTGGTCCAAGCCAACAACAACGGCTCAAGCGGGGTTGCAGCGTCGTCGATGACCACCATCGGGGCGATCAACACCGCCAACGGCAACAGCCAGTTTGGTTTGGCGGTAGGCAATAACTGCGTGGTCGGGTACGTCAACGCGAACAACAACGTGATCGCTAACGTGTCTCTGCAAAGCACTTCGGGCGCAAAAATCCTCGGCGGTACGACTTCAGGGAACACAATCGGCGTATCGGCGACGACCTCGGGCGTGTCGCTTGTGCGCAATTTCACTGCGAGCGACTCGACGCCCTACGCTGCGGCCAATTCCTTCTCCAACTCGGTGATATGTTGCGAACGCCTGAACGGCATCGCGGACACGCACCTGATCACGACCGACGGCGGCACCATCATTTCTGCCACCGACCAGCGGAAGACGGCGAGCGGCATTTCGTGGAAATTCCGCCCAGCGAGCACGAACCGCAACAGCGCCTACCCAATGAGCCTCTCGGTGGCCAAGGTTGCTGTGGCGGCGAACACGTCGCTCGCGGTGCAGATCAACACGCGGCGTGACAACGTCAACATCAAGGGCCGCATCAGGATCGTCGGTGGCCAGCTCGCCGGGGTGCCCAATGACGTGACGGTCGCATGCGAACCGGCCATCAACACCTGGGCGCTGTCGGACACGCTGACGGTCACGCCGACCGAATCCGGCGTCGTCGAAGTCATGTTCGACGTGTGGGACGGCGTCGGCACCACGAACAATTTCTGGATCGACGATCTCGTAATCGCATAAAGGGAGGGACCGATGGCTGCGCCCACCCAAGACACGATTCTCGGCCTCGACCTGGTCTATAACGGCCAGCCCTTCGTTCAGCGCGCACGCGGCGATGCCGGCGGCGCCTCGCTCGACACCGTCTTCAACGGCCAGCCCTTCGTGGCGACCGTCACCGGCTCGACTGGATCGGCGCAGCAGGGCGCCGTCAGCGAAGCGGCCAGTGCTGCCAGTTCGGCCACGGCCACCGTCAGCGCGGCGCGTACCGTCAGCGAGACGGCAGCGGCCGACGCCACTGCCCAGCGCGTGTTCAGCACCGCCGCGCAGGGCACCGCCGCAGCCGCGGCGTCTTCGGCGCAGGATCGGTTCACCAGCATCGCAGCAGCCCAGGCCGAAACGGCAGGTGCTGCGGCCACGCAGGGCGCAAGCAGGACGACCGCCGGGGCGCAGGCAGAAGCGGCCAGTGCCGCCACCGCCCAAGACCGGCGCGTCAGTACCGCAGCGACGACCTCGAACCCGGCCAGTGCCGGGGCAGCGCAGGGCGCACAGGCCCAGGTCGCGGCAAGCGTCTCCGAATCGGCCACGCCTGGCAGCACGCAGGGAGCGGCAACGAACAAGCCCGCCGCCGTCGGCGAAGCGGGCAATGCAGGCTCCAGCAGCAGCGTCACCGCCGCCCAGCTGGCGGTACGCACCGAAGCGGCCAGCGCCGGAAATACGCAAGGTGCGTACTTCGCAGGCACGGCCACGACGACCGAGGCGGCCAGCAGTGGCAGCGCACAGAGCGCGGCGCGCACCCAGGCCGCGTCCACGACCGCCGTCGCCAGCGCAGCCGAACAGGTCAGCGCAACGAGCAGCAGGGGAGCAGCGGTCGCCGAAGCGGCCAGTGCCACCAGCAGCGAACAGGGCCTGACGGCCAACAACCCGGCGCAGGTCGAATCGGCCAACGCGGCCAGCACCGCCACGGCGATCGTTCGCGCGCTCGCAGGCCAGACCGAGCAGGCCACCGCCCTCGACGCCCGCAGCAGCACCGCGCGCAGCAGCAGGGGCGTGCTTGAGGCCGCAGCGGCGAGCGACACGCGCTCCGGGGCCACGGCCACGGCAGCAGCGCGACCGGAATCTGGCAACGCCCAGGCAACAGCCGGGGCCAGCGCACGACGCGATGCGGCCGTCAGCGAAGCGACAGCGGCGACCGACGCGGCAGCGGCGCAGCGCACGGCACCGGCGCAGCGGACCGAACCCGCAGCAGCAGGCGCGCAGCAGGCCGCGCTTGCGGCAGGCAAGGCCACGCAGGCCGACACAGCCCAGGCAGGGGCAGGGCAGGCCGCGCAGGCAGCGCAGCAGGCCTCGACGGTCGAAGCGGCGAACGCACGCGACACCGCGAACGGCCTGGCCGACGGCACCAAGCAGGTCAGCGAACAGGCCAGCGCGCTCGATGCGGCCACCAGCAGCACGCTCGCAAGGTCGAGCAATGCCGCCATTGCAGCGGCAAACGACTTCATCGAGGCGATGGTCGCGCGCAGTGCCGAGATCCTCGAAGCGGGCAAGGCCGACACCCTCTTGGGCGCGCACCGCGACGTGTACGCTCTGGCGAGCGAGCAGGCCGACGCCGACGCCGAGCAGGATTCATACGGCAAGAACGAAGATGCTCAGTTCGAGCGCGGCAATGCGTTCGACGCCTGCGACGGCGTCCGCACCCAATACGCCACGGTCGGCGAGGCGGCTGCGCCGGGCGACGTTACCGACGTGGTCGTCGCGGGCAACCTGTCGGCGCATCTGGCGATCTACCCAGCATGCGGGGGCGAGCTGGCCGCGCGTGCAGCGCTCCTCCCGCATCGTCCGCTGCACGTCGCCATACACCCGCAGCTCGATGCGAAGCTGGCCACGCGCCGCGCGCAGATCCCTCAACCTTTACTGGCAGAACCCGCATGAGCGCTATCTACGAAATCTTCGTGGGCAATGACACGGTGCTCGAAGTGCAGGGCCTGCGCAGCGATGTGACGGGCGAGCCGATGAACGCGGCCACGCTGGCGGTCACGCTGCTTGATGTCGGCGGGGCAGAGGTGGCGGGCCAGGTATGGCCGAAGCCGATGGCCTATGTTGGGGGCAGCAAGGGCCTGTACCGGGCGATGCTGCCGGCGACATTGCCCCTGGTGGCCGACGCCCGCTATACGGCGCGCATCACGGCCGACGCGGGGCCGGACCTGATCGGGACGTGGAACATGGAGTGCGTGGCGCGGCTGCGCAATTGAAAACCGCCCCGTAGGGCGGTGGAGAAGAGAGCAGGGCAGGGCTAGACGATCTCGAACCCGTGTATCTTCCAGGTGATCGCACTGCCGTCGCCGTCGGCGGCGGCGATCTGCGCGTCCTCCTCGTTCGTCGTGTAGTGGTAGGCGATGAGCGAAACGCTGTTTTCGTCCCGGTCGTGAAACTCTGCCGACGCGCTCCACTCGCAGAGGCTGTCACCGTGCACCGCACCGTTGTAGCCGACGCGGCCCGTGGGTTCGCAGTTGTGGGATTCGAGTTCGCGGACATTGTCCTCGCCGAAGACTTCCACGGCCTGCTCGCGGGTCAAAGTACCTTTTTTCATGATGTTTTCCTTGAGTGTAAGGGTTACGAGGCCCAGCCGCCGATCCCGTCCCACATGCTGTTAAGGTAAAAGCCGACGCTGTTGTCGTTGCCGACCAGTGCTTCGGCTTGGTTATGCAGCCGGGTCATGGCGTCGAATCCGCCTACGTGATCGGTGGCGATGCCAATCAGCTCGATGTCGTGCTTGATTTCCTGGCCACGCGGGCCACGGCGCGCGTCGCTGTCCATCTGGTCCCACTCTTGCGTGAGCTTGACGAGAAGTTCTGGTGTTTTCATGTCGGATCTCCTTAACGTGGGTCGTAGCCAGCTTCGGCCAGGCTGCGAGCGATGGCCTCGATGCCGAGGATCATCATATTGGCGCGGACGCAGCGCTCGTTGTCGCTCAAGTGGGCCTCGGTGAAATCAAAGAAGGTGTCGAACGTCGAGCGCTTGCAGAACTGCGCGAGCTGCAAGGCGACAGCCGGGTCGAGGGTGACGGTGATGGTGACGGGTCCTTGGCTCATGACCGCCTCCGCGTAGGGGGTACTGGCCGACGCGGGGCCGGCGTGACGCTCCGCGCATTCATCGCCTTTTCCTCGTCCGGGTCCACGAATAGCTCCCGCGTAATGCACATCATTTGGGCGTACACCCACCGCCACGACATATAGCGGTGCGACCTTTGCAGGGCGCCATGCTCCCTGCACGCCTTCCAGTGCGCGTCGGCCGCTTCCTGAAACCAGACATACTCGCCTTCGAGATCGAAGACCGGGTCGTTTAGCCAGCCTGCAAGCATCTTCTTGTCCTCATCCGACGCGTTGTCGGGGATGGCGGGAAACGGCGGGCCGTCGTATGGTTCGGGCTCAGGCTCGTACCAGTCAGGAATTTCGGTCGGGGCGTGCGCAGCGAAATAGTCCATCCGGGTGATTTCGGTGGACAGGAATTCCTCATGGGCGTTTGCCAGAGGGAGATCGGTGTCATTCATTTTGGAGCCTCTCTAGTGAAGTTGTGCGCGCAGCACGGGTTGCTGGTCGATGAAGCGGGGGTCGAACTCCGGGTCCCACGGGAACTTGCCGCTGGCGTCCGGCCAGACCAGCTGGATCGCGGTGTAGTCCTCGTGCCGGCGCCGGGTAGCAAACATGTACTCGTCGGCTTTGGCGCGCGGGACGGCCACGAACTGCGCGGGCAGGCCGTTCGCCACATCGTCGACGTTGGTGTCGAGCGGCACCGGGCCCTCTTCCTTCATGCGCAGGCAGATTTGATTGAGGAACGGGTGCGCGATCTGCATGGGCAGGCCGAAGACGATCACGTCCGGCAGGCCATGCGCGGCCATGCCGACCGTGTAGGCGAATCCGGGAGTGTCCTCGCCAGGGAAAACGCCCTGAATCGCCCAGCCGTAGCGGGCGATCATCGCGTCCATTGAAGCGTCTACTTCTTTTCGTGTTTTCATCGTTTCTCCTTTGGGTTGGTGTTCTTCGCCTGTTCGGCCTTGTACGCCTTGTACAGCGGGGAACGGTAGATGGTGGACAGGGCGATGTTCATGCGCCTGGCTGCGGCGTAGGGCGTCATGCCCTCCTCCGCGACCAGTTTCATCGCCTCGACCGTGTCGGCTGATGGTTTCCCGCTCATGTTCCTCCTTCGTGTTAAAACCAACCCTCGTTCGGGTCGGTCAGGTCATAGTGACGCGCGAAGTTGTCCACGAACGCCTCGGGCGTCGACGTGACGCCATAGGTTTCGTAGAGTTCTTCGAGCATGGTCGAATCGTCCCAGCACCAACGCTCCTTGGCATAGGCCAGGATGCGCTCCAGTACCGGGTCCGACGGGTCGGGATGACGCATGGCTCAGCCCTCCGGCATGCGGGCGCGCTTCTGACCGTCGGCCAGCGTCAAGGCGCCACCCAGCTCGTTGTACAGGGCAGCTTCGTCGAGCTGCAGCTCGAACTTCGCGTGCGCCGATTGCACCGCGTCGTACAAGGCCGGCGCCGCAGCGATCAGGCGCGCATCGGCGTGGTCGATGGCCTGCAGGCCGGCATCGGCCCGGTTGATCTCTGCGATGTAGCCGTCGCCGTACTTGACGATGGACAGCGAATTCGGGTTGCCGTCGGTCGGCTCGACGTGCCATGGGCCGTCGGTGAAGCCGGCCACCGGGTGCACGGCAGGCACGGGCGGTTCCAGCAGGTGGTGCGCGGCGACGGTGATGGCTTCGGCGATGCCTTCGCCGTTCTCGTCACCCTTGCGCACGAAGAAGTCGCGCGTGAGGGTGGCCGCGTACTGGATCATGTCGGCACGTGGTGGCAGTGCGGCGCTCTCGATGACCCACTCGCCCAGCCAGAGGCCCATCGGGTTGCTGACCTCGTAATCGAACACACCCGGATAACCTTGGTCGCCGATCGCCTCGTCGGCATAGTCGCGCATGGCCAGCAGCACGGGAACGCACTCCATAACTGCGTCGACCAGCTCGATTACACCCTGGTCCCACGCCTTGATGACATTCTTGTAGCCCGCGCTCTGCAAGCCTTCCATCACGAATGCGGCCGTGACAGCCGTATCTGCATGTTGCATGGTGCCTCCTGTTGGTTGACCGGGACCATTCCCGCGTGGGCGCTCCGACGCGTGTCGAAGCGCTGACGCTGGCTTAGTCTTTCAATGCGTCGATCTGGTCGCTGCTGATCCAGACACGTGCTGTCACATAGGCGCCCCACGGGTGCACGACATTCCCGGAAGGATCGACGTTGTCGATTTCGACGAATGCGTCTTCGTTGACCACCACGTTCGGAGGCAGCGGCTGCGCACGCGCAATGTCGCGGACTTCGTCGGCCTCTGGCAGCGCCCCGTAGTGGGTCAGGCCAGGCACCACGCCGTGATCGCCGTGGAAATGCAGCAGCTCAAGTTCGAGGCGGTTTGCGAACTCGAACACCAAGGCCAGATCCTGCGGCAGCAGCGCGAGCGGCTCGGGCTGTTCGGCGGTGGGGTAGGGCAGCGACACGAACAGGCCACCACGGCAGACGGCGATGTCGAAGTACGGCCACCCCGGCAGGGTTTCGTCCTTGCGAACCAGCCGATTGGCCGCTGTTTGCAGCTGACTGATGGTCGATTCGGTCAGGTGGTACAGGCACAGTTGCAGGTGAGTCTGAATCAATTCGTTCTCCGTCGGTTATCGGGGACAGCCCCCGCGTGAGCGCCCGCAAGAAGCAGGCGCTGACACTGGATCAGTCCTCTTCTTCGAGCTGCGCTTCGACCCACTGCCAGTAGCCGCGCAGGGTCTGTTCCATATCGACGGCCTGACGCCAGTCGGTGCGCCGGTATTGCGGATGCTCGCCGTTGTCGCGCTCGGTGCTGTACTTCTGGCACAGCTCCTCGGCGGTCAGCAGCCGGTCGGCGCGTGCCAGTTCAGGCGGATAGTGCAGGCTCATGGTGTTCTCCTCAGAGTTGGCCGTGTTCGACGAAAGAGTAGGACTGGCTGGCGGTGACGATGATGTGGTCGAGGATGCGCACGTCGACGAGGGCAAGGGCCTGCGTCATCGTGCGGGTCAAAAGAAGATCGGCTTCGCTCGGGTCCGGCGTGCCCGACGGATGGTTATGCGCGAGAAGCAAACTGTTCGCGTTATGCCGCAGGGCAGACTTCACCACTTCCCGAGGGTAGACGCTGGTCTGTGTCAGCGAACCACGGAACATTTCCTCCGTGGCGATCACGCGATTTTTTACGTCCAAGAACAGCACGCAGAACACTTCATGGTCGCGGCTCCCGATGGACAGGCGCAGATAGCTACGCGCCGCATCAGGGCTCCCCAGCAGCTCCCCAGGTACGCGCATGCGGCGTTCGAGGATGGACAGCGCATGCCGGATCGTGGCGTCTTCGCGCTGACGTTTCAGCTCGTCGGGGTCCGGCGCCGCGACATACGCGACCTGGGCTTCGGTTGCCTTGCTCGTTCTCATCAAATCCTCCGTTATGGGTGGGTGACAGGGCGCCTGCAGGAGACTACCCCACGTCATCACTATATAGCATGATGCTACATAGCTCAAGGCCTATCTGCGCACGTGCGGACGGCGGAAGGACACACACATGGACGACACCCCGAAGATGAAGGCCGATTGGGAGGCCATTGAGAAGCAGTACCGCGCTGGCGTTCTGTCGCTGCGCGAGATCGCACGGCAGCATGGCGTGACCGACGCAGCCATTCGCAAGCGGGCCAAGGTCAATGCGTGGGAGCGTGACCTGACGGCGAAGGTGCAGGAGAAGGTACGGCTAGAGCTGGTACGCACAGAGGTACGCACCCCCAACACGCGCGAGCAAGTGCGTACCGAGCGCGAGATCGTCGACAGCGCCGCGGCCACCGTCGTCCAGGTGGTGCGCGAACACCGCAAGGACATCAGCAACGGTCGCACGCTTGTATCGCTGCTGGCGTCCCAGCTGCTCGACGTGGCTGGCCACCGCGATATCTTCATGGACGCGATCGAGGCCGAAACCGCTGACGACGAATCGGGCGAGCGCCGCGCCAAGATGCTCAAGGCCGTCTCGCTGCCGGTGCATGCGGCGACGATCCGGGACCTGTCGAACGCGATGAAGAACCTCGTGACGCTGGAGCGGCAGGCGTTCAGCGTCGGCGACGCACCGATCGAGAAGCCGGAGGAGCCGGCGAGCGCGACCCAGGTCGACGCCGGCTTCGCCGACCTGCGCGCCGCGTTCAACAAGCGCCTGAAAAAAGACGACGATGCCCCTGCAGCTTCCTGAGGAATTCCGCCAGTCCCTGCAAGCGGCACCGTTCGAGGCGGTCGCCGACCTGTGGGAGATCATCGAGCGCACCTATGGCATCGAGGGCAAGGCCTGGCTCGGGCGCAACGACCGCTATTACCTGTTGATCCGATTGCTGCACCGGCTTGATGCCGTGCACCCGTGGCTGTACGCCCGGTGCCGAGAAGTGGAGGAGCGCCCAGACGGTCATCTTGACCTCTGGGCGCGATGTTGAGAACACTACAAAAGCACGGTCATTACCTACGCCGGCATCATCCAGGCCTTGATCATCGACCCGGAAATCACGGTCGGGATTTTCAGCCACACGAAGCCAGTCGCACGTAAATTCCTGCTGCAGATCAAACAGGAGCTGGAGGCCAACGCGGACCTGAAACTGGTCTACCCGGACGTGTTCTACTCGGACCCGCGCAACGAGTCGCCGAAGTGGTCCGAAGAGAAGGGGATCGTCGTCAAGCGGCGCTCAAATCCCAAAGAAGCCTCTGTCGAGGCACACGGCCTTGTCGATGGACAGCCCACTGGCGCCCACTTCCTCCTGCGCGTGTATGACGACGTTGTCACCCGCGAGTCGGTGAGTACCCCGGAGCAGGTGGCCAAGACGACCTCCGCATGGGAGTTGAGCGATAACCTCGGCGCCCGCGGCCCCGACGGCAAGAGCCGCGCATGGCACGTGGGCACCCGTTACTCGTTTCAGGACAGCTACCAGTCGATCATCGACCGCGGCGCGCTCATTCCGCGCCTGTACGCAGCCACCGACAACGGTATGCCGGACGGGAAGCCGATCCTGCTGACGCCCGAGGCCTGGGCCGATCGCAAGCTCAAACAGGGCCCGGCCACCATCGCCGCGCAGATGCTGCAGAACCCTGCAGCCGGCAACCAGGCGATGTTCAGGAAGGAGTGGCTCAGCTTCATCGACATCAGGCCGGCCACCCTGAACGTCTACATCATGGTCGACCCCGCCCACTCGAAGAAAAAGGGCAGCGACAACACCGCCATGGCCGTCGTCGGCATCGACTCGGGCGGGAACAAGTACCTGCTCGATGGGTTCAGGCACAAAATGGGCCTGCGCGAACGCTGGGAGGCCATGCGTGGCCTGCGCAAGGTGTGGATCGCACAGCCAGGCGTGCAAATGGTCAAGGTGGGCTATGAGCGTTACGGCCTTCAAGCCGACCTCGAATATTTCGAGGAGCAGATGCAGCGCGAGAAGGATGCCTTCCACATCGACGAGCTGAATTGGGTCAGCGAGGGCGGGCAATCGAAAGACGATCGCGTGCAAAGGCTCCAGCCGGACTTCATGTCCAAGCGGTTCTACCTGGCCGCGGTGGTGCAGGGCGAGACGGCGAACCAGAAGCGCATCCGCGAGCAGGGCCAGTCGTTCAGGATCTTCCGGCCGGTCAACCGCAGGGACCACGAGGGCAATATCTACAGCCTGAACAAGGGCTTCCTCGAAGAATATCTGACGTACCCGTTCAGCGCGAAGAAGGACCTCATTGACGCAGTCTCCCGAGTGTTCGACTTGGAGCCGGTCGCGCCGACCATCATCGACGAACGGGTCCTCGAACCCGAGGTCTACGATGACGGCATGTAATAGAATCGGTCGGGACAGGCAACCAACGAGGACAGCATGACCGACCGTGATGTGAAGGGCATTTTCTGTGACAGCGCCTATCTCGCGGCCGCGCTGCGCAACATGGCCGACGAAGCACACGCCGATGGCCAGCACGCGGACAACTACCACCTCGAAGAAGCAGCGGACCACATCGAGTGCCTGTACGCCGATGCCTGCGACATGCAACGCACCATCAAGCGCCTGCGCGCCGAGCTGGCCGCAAAAGAAAAGCGCGCTGCCTGACTGGCCAGCGCGCCTGCAAGAGGGAGACGAAGCCGGCTAGTGCATGCTGCCGTCATGCTTCTCAAGCGTCCGGCTCTGCCGGATCATCTCGGCCTGCTCCTTGCCGATCCGGATCAGCTCGGCGCCACTGCCAACTGGCCACGGGAACTGCTCCCAATCGGTGGCCGCGGCCTGCAGCTCCGCAAGTGGCGCGTTCTCGATCATGGCCAAGCACTCTTCAAGGTGCAGGTACTGCTGGTCAGGCTCCATCGGGCGCTGTTCCTGATTGCGCAGCATGTCGAGCGCACAGAGGGCAGCTAGCTGCCAGGCAGCGATAGCCGCGTCGAGATAGGTACGAAAGCGCATCATCGCCACGGCCTGTGCCGCAGCGACCTTGTCCGGCACGAACGGATTCACACTCGGTTCCGGCGGCAGCAGCGCCGTCACCACGGCAGCTGCGTCTTTCGCCACTTCGAGCACAGTCGCATCGAGGGCAAGGTGGGCTACGTCCTCTTCGCGCATGTCACGTTGGAAGTTCATGGCAGTCTCCTATGCGTCGACGACATGGTCGGCGAAGTGCTGCTCGATGGCCTCGGTGTCGAGGAACTGCTCGGCCCAGGCCAGCGCCTCGTCACGATCCATCGGGATCAGGTCCTCGCTGCCGGTCATGCCGTTGCTGCCGACCGGCTTGGCAAAGCGCGTCATCGGGCCACCTTCGCCGACCAGGAAGAAGCGCCGCGACTTCGGTGACACGTACAGCGCAGCTTCCCAATCACGAAAGTCGTTGCGCCCCAGGTTCGTCGCGTACTCGCCGACCAGCGTCGCCTTGTCGCTGTCATACCGCACGCCATTGATGATCTTCTTCATCGCTTCCTCCGTAGGTTGACGCGGGCACGCACCCGCTAAGTGCATCGTAGTACGCACCCGCAGGGTGCGCAAGGGGAATCACTCAGCCGTGCGCGGCACCCCGACAAGACCCGGCAAGACCCCGACAAGACCCCGGCAAGGCCCGCTGCCTTGACGTTTCATCTGATCCCACTACCGCGACCGCACCGAGATCACGCCGCCCGGCGCGTCCAGGCGCGTCCAGACGCGTCTTGGCGCGTCTTGGCGCGTCCAGCTGAACGAGGAACACGACATGAAGCCACTTCAACCCGTACTTCCGGTCCAGCCGGTCAAGTCGGTGCAGCCGGCGCGCACGGTCAAGACCGTCAAGCCGGTCGCCGCGCCGGCCAAGCCGGCCCCGATCTCGTTGCCCAAGCGCTCGAACATGGCACGGCCACCCGTGGCCAAGACCAAGCGCGTGGTGCCGAGCGTGCCGAGCGGTCGCGGCGTCGTCCGCACCGACACCCATAACGCCGCCAACCAGGTGCCGGCAGCAGCCAAGCACAAGAAGCGCGGCCTGTAAGGAGCTATCACATGGCAGATCCGACGATCCCGAGCTTTTCCGAGCAGCTGTGGTCCGAGCAGGTGGGACTTGCAGGCGGCACCAACGAGGACGGCCCCGGCTACGTGTTCTCGTCCGGCCGCACCTTCGTCAAGACCCCGTATGACCCGCCTGTGCCGGTCCCGCTGCCCGAGGAGCCGACGCCTTGAGCGAGCTGCGCGACCTCGCACGCGACGAATACGACGCCCTGCCCGAGGCGATCCGCTGGAACTACACCTGGGACCAGTACCAGTGGCTGTCCGACGCCGAGAAGGCGCGCCTGATCCAAATCGAGACGGAGCCCGAACAGTATGTCGACTAGCCGTCACCCCAGGTTCGAGAAGCGCATCGAGCCGCGCGTCGTCACCTACCGCCTGACCCGCTACCTGAACGCGGTCCCGTTCGGCATCGAGCTGTGTGTCGTGCGCGAAGAGTACGAGCTGGGCCGCGCCGTCGTGGCACGGCGCCTGCTGCGGGCCCGCACGAAGCTGCGCCAGATGGCCGCTGCCGTCGCCACCAACAGGGAGTTCGCATGACCCGACTACTGAACGGCCTCGACGAGACCGCCATCACCAGCGCGCACGACCACACGCTGGCGAAAGAAATGGCCGACGCACTGCTGGACCACTACCCCGGCCACCTGTGGGCGGTATCCGCTGACTCCTCGACGGGCATGTGCGACATCAGGAACCTGCTGTTCAGCGGCGAGTGGGGCTACCGCCTCAAGATCCCGCTGATCTACAGCGCGTCGGCCTTCAAGCAGGACGTGATCCGCGCCGGTGGCGAGATCCTCGAACGCTTCCGTACCGCGCGTGGCCGCTTCGATGAGGGCCACTACGCCGGTTTGCAAACCAACTTCGCGGGCGACTTCAAGCCTGACCTCTAAATGACCTCTACCCCCGACTGGCTGACACTGGCGCGCGACGCCTACACTGCCTCGACCGCCTATTTTGATGCGTCGATCCGGCAGCAGATCGAAGCCGATCTGCGCCAGTCGCAAGGGCAGCACCCGACCGGCTCGAAGTACCTGTCCGACCGCGGCCGCTCGCGCCTGTTCCGACCCAAGACGCGCGCCACGATCCGCAAGAATGAAGCCCAGGCCGCCGAGGCCTTCTTCTCGACCACGGACGTGGTGGCGATCTCCCCCGAGAACGACAACGACCCGGTGCAAAAGGCGAGCGCTGCCGTCATGGGCGAGCTGCTGCAGTACAGGCTCACCAAGAGCATCCCGTGGTTCCTCACCCTCGTCGGTGCCTATCAGGACGCGCAGACCGTCGGCGTCGTGGCCTCGTACCAGTATTGGGAGTACAACGAGAAGCGGAAGATCGACCGGCCAGCGATCCGCCTGATCCCTGTGGAGAATTTGCGCTTCGACCCCGGTGCGAACTGGACCGACCCGGTCGGCACCAGCCCCTACATCGTGGAGCTGATCCCGATGTATTTGGGCGAGGTCCGTCGCCGCATGAACAGCCCCGACCCCAAGACCGGCGAGGCCAAGTGGAAGAACCTGCCCGACGCCGTCATCCTGACCGCGACGAAGTCCTACGGCGACACGATCCGCATGCAGCGCGAGGGCCAGCGCACCGATTCCAAGTACCAGACGCAGGCCAACAATTCGTACAACATCGTCTGGGTGCACAAGAACATCGTCAGCGTCGACGACGAGGACTTTGTCTATTACACGCTGGGCGTCGACCACCTGCTGTCGGACCCGCGCCCGCTCTCCGAAGTCTACTTCCACGGCAAGCGCCCGTATGTGATCGGTTCCTGCGTGGTCGAGACGCACAAGAACTACCCGTCCGGCGTGCCGCGCCTGACGCGCGACGTGCAGGCCGAGATCAACGAAGTGGCGAACTCGCGCATCGACAACGTCAAATTGGCGATGAATAAACGCTACTTCGCGCGCAGGAACAAACAGGTCGATATCCGCAGCGTCACGCGCAACGTGCCGGGATCAGTGACCCTGATGCAGGACACGGACGATGTGAAGGTCGTCGAATTCAACGACGTGACCGGCTCCAGCTACAAGGAGCAGGAGGTGTTGAACCTCGATTTCGACGACATGGCCGGTGCCTTCTCGGGATCGAGCGTACAGAGCAACCGCAAGCTGAACGAGACGGTCGGCGGCATGAACCTGCTGTCCACCACGGCCAATCAGGTGTCCGGCTACCAGCTGCGGACCTTCGTGGAGACGTGGGTTGAGCCCGTGCTGCGCCAGATCGTCATGCTCGAACAGTATTACGAAACGGACGAAACAGTCCTCGGCCTGTGTGGCCAGGCTGCGGGCCTGTTCCAGAAGTTCGGCATCGACCAGATCACCGACGACATGCTGATGCAAGAGTTCACCTTGAATGTGAATGTTGGCATGGGAGCAACGAATCCGCAGGAACAGGTGCAACAGTTCATCAGCGGCATGCAGGCACTGCGCGACATTCTCGCCGACGGTTCCCTCATGGGCCTGGGCCTGAAAGTGGACGAAGTCATCACCGAACTGTTCGGCAAGCTTGGCTACAAGGATGGCAGTCGCTTCTTCGAGCTGGAACAGCAGGACCCGCAGATCGCGCAGATGCAGCAGACCATCGACCAGCTCAAGGCGGATCTGGAGAAGAAGATGCCGCAGGAGCTGCTGGAGGCGACGATCCGCCGCATCGACGCCGAGATCGCGTCCATGGGCGTGCGCGACAAGGTGGGCAACGCCGAAGCGGTCAAGAAGGGCTCCGAGGCGCAGTTCTCGGCCATGCAGACGGCGGAAGTCATCGCCGCCGTGCCAGCCGTGGCACCGATCGCGGACGAACTGATGAAGGCAGCGGGCTACGTGGTCCCGACGCCGACCGGCGTCGACCCGAACTTCCCGCAGCCGGCCACGCCGGACGCCGCGCTCGGCATCGAGGCGGTCAAGAACAGGCGCACGGGCATGGCCTTCATGCCTGGAGCGCCCGGACTGCCGGCGCCGTCGACCACCCTGCAGCCAGCCGCGCCCGCGGACTCGAACACCGGCCAGCGGCAAGGCATCGAGACGGTACGCCCCGACAGCATCGCCCAGGCAGCGTTCGCCGACGGTGGACTGGTCCCGGCCCCGGACGAATACCTGACCTCGTACACCGCGCCGCACCAGTATTCCGCGCAGCCGGTCCAGCAGGTCGTGCCCCCTTCGGTAATGCAGCAGATGACGCGGGCGATTGACAAGAACGGCGGCGACTTCATCAACGCGAGCGGCCAGCTCGACAACCTGCACGGCTACAACCTGGCAGCAGCGGGGATCGAGACGAACCTGCCGTACAGCCAGATCAAGGCCGAAGTGAACAACTCGATGGTCAAGAGCGCGCTGAGTGAGTCGGCGTTCAACACCGGCAAGATGGGCGGCAGGATGAGCGAGGTCGTTGGCTACGCCGACGGGGGCGTCATCAGCGGCCCCGGCACCGGCACCTCGGATTCGATTGCCGCCATGGCTGCAGGACAGCCACTGGCCGTCTCGAACGGCGAATACCACGTGCCGGCCGCAGTGGTCGAAGCGCTCGGCGCCGACTTCTTCGAGCGCCTGATCGAGGACTTCCACACGCCGACCGGCTCGCCAGACCCCGCCATGCCCGTCTCGGGCGAGCCGCTGGCCATGGAACCGGGAGATTTCGTGGTCCCGGCTGATGTCGTCGAGGCCTTGGGCCGTGACTTCTTCGACAAGCTCGTCGCCACGTTCGGAGGTGCGCAATGAATGACCAGTTCGAGCCGGCCGAAGTAGGCGAGCTGCTGAAAACCGTCGAACTCGGCCTCGATGTGGCGCAGTTTCTGCGCTCGCCTGTTGGCCAGTACCTGATGCAGAAGGCCGACGACGAGCGCGCCGACGCCCTGGCCGACCTCGTCGACGTATCCCCAAGAGACCCCGAAGCGATCCGCGCCCTGCAATCAACCATCAAGCGCGCCGACAGCATTCAGTTCTGGTTGAAAGACGCAGTACAAGCCGGCATCAACGCCGAAGCACAACTTGACCCCCGTGGAGAGTGAATGATCGACCTCGAATCCCTGATGGACCAGCTGGAAGAAGCCGAAGCACTGCTGTTGGAGCCGCGCGAGTTCTTCGATGAAGCGCTGCTCGGGATTTCCGACAGCGCGCAGGGGCAGCGGGTGGCCGTCTACGAGATCGGCAAGTGCATCGCGGCCCTGATGAAGGGCTACGAGTGGGACTTCGAGACGGCGCAGGAATGGTTCGAGTTCAACACCATCGGCGCCTACGTCGGTGAGGGGACGCCGCTGTTCCTCGACCTGCTGGTGCGCGACTGAACGGAGTCGCGCCAGTGAAGACCATCGTGCACGTGAACCAGCACGCAGTGAAGCGTAACGCGAAGGAGGGGACCCGCGACCCGGTCCTCACCGTCAAGACCTACAAATCGAACCAGTACGCGCACCAGGTGGAGATCGACGGCCCGAGTCGCGTTGTCTACTCGCCCGACAAGCCCCTGTCCTGCGGCGCCCGCGTCTGGATCGAGACGACCAGCCCGGTCCACATCATCGAATAACGCACGTCCCACCATCGGGAGCGGCCATGTCACCAGCACTGCAAGGCGTCATGCAAACCCTGCGCGACTTCGCCGCAGATCCGTTCTCGATTGCCTACGTCTTCGCCACGAAGACCGGCAAGCGAATCCTCGTCTACCCGGAGGAGATCGACGCCCACCCGACCGACGAAGGCCTGCTTGCCTACCTGGGCGAGCGCATCAAGGCCAAGGACGAGGGCCGTACCGAATAGATTCAGGCCGCCGTCCTGGTGGCCTTCCTGCCCGCTCGGCGCTCTGTCTGGCGGGCTCTTTTATATCAGGAGTTTCTAAATGGCAGACAGCGCTATCCAACCGGACGTGCAGGAAGCAGCAGCAACCGTCGTAACCGAAGTACCGAAAACCCCACGCGAGCTGGCTCTTGAACAGCTCGAACAGCGTCACCAGCAGCAGATGGCCGAATCGAACGGCTACGAGCTGCCGATGGACGACGACGATCCGGCGCCGGCGCCGCAAGCACAGCCCGAGAAGGTCGACCAGCTCGCCGCGCAGATGGCCGACCCGGTCGTGACCGAGACGCCGGACCGTGTGCGCATCAAGGTCGACGGCGTCGAAACCGACGTGCCGCTCGATGAAGTGGTGCGCCAGTACCAGAAGCACAGCAGCGCGGACCGCCGCCTGGCCGAAGCGACGCGCCTCCTGCGCGAAGCCGAAGCCACCCAGGCACGGATCGCACAGGAAGCGCAGGAAGCACAGCTGCGCGCGCAGCAGAACCAGCAACAGCCGCAGCAGCAGGCGGCAGCATCGGAAGCAGGAACCGACGCTCCAGAGACGGAAGCGTCAGGCAAGGAATTCCTCAAGGCCCTCTTCGAGGGTGACGAGGAGAACGCGTTGGCAGCGTTGCAGAAGGTTGTGGGAGGACGGCAGCAGGCGCAAGCGCCCGCGCCCACCCTCGACATCGACCAGATCGCACAGGCCGTCACGCACCAAGTGCAGCAAAAGCTCGTCGTAGAGAGTGCATTGACGCAGAACCAGCAGACGTACCCCGAGTTGTATAGCGATCCCGATATGGAAGCCCTCGCCCTCACCAAGATCCAGCGCCTGCGCGAGCAGACCGGCACCGATTTTCTCAGTGCCCTGGACACCGTGAGCCGCGACATGGCAACCAAGTTCGGATGGAGCGCGCATGCAGACCAGGGCCGACAGGCTGATCCTGCACCGACCACATCGAACCGAACGGCAAAGCTGGATGCAAAGCGACAGATCGACAACGTCTCGTCGGTCAACACAAAAACCACGAGCAGCGAAGTGCAGCCCGAAAATCCAAGCGACGTGATCGCGGCGATGAAGGCGGCACGCGCGGGCGCGTGATCCATCTTTCTTACTAGGAGTACACAATCATGGCAGGTCAAGTCTGGCTCACCAACAGCCTGGGTAAATGAAAGCTGCCCCGTCGCCGAGCAATCGGTGACTGATAATTGCGTGAATTGACAGGGAACCCCGACCGCGTAAAGGCGAGGGCAATCTGCAGCCAAGCGCCGCGCAAGCGGTGAAGGTTCAACGATCATCCCCGAGGGGGGAGTAGGGCCAAGTGGCCCGAAGCGCGCAACGTCCCAAGCGGACGATGAAATGATCTGGTCTTGCAGGTAACTGCAAGCTGCCGATGTGGGAATCGGCGGCGCCGGCGTAACGACCCGGCGTGAACTCATCAGGGCTATATGTGGTCCCCCAACCTCTCCAAAGTGCTGCGCATGGCAGTGCAGCCCCTCACCAAGTTCCGCCAGTTCAGCGACATCAAGGATGCCGCTGTCCAGGGCAAGGGCATGGGCGAGGCGTTCCATTAACATACTGGTGGAACTAAAACCGACTCTGATTGACTTCAACCCCCGGCAGCGGGAAAGAAGGGGCAAGCAAGCCGCAAGGCTGTGCAGCCTGAGAGACTAAGCGAGTTGGCCCCGGCAACGGGGATGCGATAGTCCGAACACGGCATATAACCTGATGAAAGCCGTGAGGTGGCAGAAATGACCACCCGCCAGCGTCAACCACGCTGGTCATCAAGTAACAGACTGTGGAACGTTTACAGCGATGTGGCAACGCAAGGCACCACCCTCACCGAGGGCGTCGCCATGCCGACCACGAACTTCGTGATCACGCAGGGCACGATGACGGTCACGGAACTCGGCAATAGTGTTCCGTACAGCTCCAAGCTGGACGACCTGTCGGAGCAGCCGGTCAAAGAGATCATCTCGAAGGTGTTGAAAAATGACGCGAAAAAGGCGTTCGACACCGCAGCCGAGGCGCAGTTCCGCCTCACGCCGCTGCGCGTCGTGCCAACCGGCGGCACCTCCACCAGCTCGGTCACGTTGACCACCAACGGCACCGCCGCTGCGGCCAACAACGTCGCTCTGGGCAAGAACCACGTGAAGTCGATCGTCGACATCATGAAAGAACGAAACGTGCCGCCGTATCTGCAGGACGACTACATTTCGCTCGCCCACCCGACGACCTTCCGCCAGGTGAAGAACGATCTGGAGCAGGTCCACCAGTACGTCGATCAGGGTTTCCAAATGATCCTGAACGGCGAGATCGGCCGATACGAAAGTGTCCGCTTCGTGGAGCAGACCAACATCAGCAAGAGGGGCTTCGCATCGGGCGCCTCGAACTGGGCGTATTTTTTTGGGGCCGATACCGTGGCAGAAGGCATCGTTATTCCTGAGGAGATGCGCGGGATGATCCCAGGCGACTACGGTCGTCAGCGTGGCGTGGCATGGTACTACTTGGGTAAATAACACTGCCCCGTTCTGGCGAAAGCCAGGACTGATAACTTCGTGAACTCAGGGGAACTCCCACCCGCACCATGCGGAGGACAATCCTGATCTGAGCCCCGCAAGGGGAAAGAGCAACGACCATCCCGGAAGCGGGAGTAGGGCCAAGCGGCCCGAAGTGCGAAGCGCCTTCACTGGCGATGATATGGTCTGATCTTGCAGGTAACTGCAAGCTGCCGAGAGGCGGCGCAGGGAGTAGCGACCCGGCGTGAACATAATGGGTTTCGGTATCGTCCACACCAACCCGCAGCAGTCGCGGATCGTGATGTGGGACTCGACGACCTAACAGTCGTCGGCGTCACCTGAAAGCCTGTCCCTTCGGGGGCAGGCTTTTTTTACAGCTTCACCAGACAACTAGTGGACCTTCGGATTCGGCTTGGCCGATGCGAAGAGCTTCAGGACATCATCCGCAGCGCCGTCACCGAACATGCAATCCTCGGACAACGCCTGGTCCACTTCGCAGTAAGCGTCAAGCGCCTTGCAGGCGCGCGCAAACGATAAGACGAGCGACCCAGCCATCGAATACGGGTGGGCCACGTCCAGATCAAGCTCACTGCCGGCGAAGTGCATCGCCGTCGCCACCACGTGATGCACCTCGATATACGGGTTCATGTATTGCGAACCAGGAGCGGCACCCTCGTCGGCCACGCGCACGGCGTCCCGGATGACCGCCCTCGCCGCTGAAAAGGCGGAAAGAACATCGCGGGTAGCAGCGAGCGTGTCGCCGTCATAGGCCTTTGCGCTCTTGATGCACTCGTGCGCCGCGCTCAATGCCCGCAGCGCGATTGCATCGTTTTCAGCTTCCGAAAATTGAAGCCATTCCGTTTTTTCCATGTGCCGCTCCATCAGGTTGGGGAGCGCCGATTCTAGCCGTAGTTGTGACCAAAAGAAACGCTACAAGGAGATTATTTTGACCATCGAGAACAGCACCCTGAACGACAGCCGCGCCCTGCGCGAATCGAACGCCAGCTACAGCGGCGCATCGGGCGACGGCTGCCCCGACGTGGCGACCCTGAAACGCGGGTTCGCGGAGCTGCCAGATCCGGCCCCGACGTTCACGCCGTTCGCCGAAGCCCTCGACAAGGGCGGCTTCCTGACCCGGCCCCAGGGCTGGGAACGCTAAGCACACACCGTCGTATCCACCCCCACCAAGGAGAACAGCATGTCCGATTCCAACTACAAGCCAGACGACACCGGCTTCGTGCACGGCGACCGCAAGCCGATGCCTGACCGTGGCACCACCACCGGCATGACCGGCTACAACACCCACGGCGAAGGCATGGGCCTCGGCCAGGACGACACGAACTCGATGGGCTCGATCACCGGCGCGACCGGCAGCGACGCCATGGAGAAGTGCTACGCCACCGACCCGAAAGGCTCGAAATAATGGCGGCGCCGACTTTCGACCGAAACCGTCCACACGGCACCGTGTTCGGCGACCCCGAAGGACGCATCTACCACCAGGGCGATCATTTCTTCCGTGGTGACGGCACGCTCTGGACCGAGCAGGCCACCGCCCAGCCCGACGCCGACGAACCGGCCAAGCCAGTGTCGACCAAGAAGAAGACAGCCGCCGCGGCCGATCCGGCGCCGGCCGCAGTCGATGCGCAGCTCGACGCACAGATGGGTGCCGCTTGATCTGGCGCGCCACCGACAGGGAGGGCGAGGAATCCCGAAAATTCAAGTACGAGGTCGTGCAGTACACGCGCGGCCTCGGCCTTGATCTCGGCTGCGGACCCCACAAGGCTTTCCCGCACATGATCGGCGTGGACAGCAAGAAGGACACCGAGCTGTTCGGCATCCAGATGGAGCCCGATAACGTCGTCGACGACGCCTCGAAGCTGCCCATGATCCCGGACGGGAAACTGGACTTCGTGTTCTCCTCGCACCTGCTGGAACACATCGAGGACTATCGCGCGGCCCTGGCCGAGTGGTGGCGCGTCATCAAGGCCGGCGGCCACCTGGTGCTGTACCTGCCAGACCGCAACCTGTACCCGAACATTGGACAACCGGGCGCGAACCCGGACCACAAACACGACTTCATCCCCGACGACATCGTCGAAGCCGTCACCAGCCTCGGCACGGGTTACGACCTGATGATGAACGAGGTGCGCGACGAGCGCGACGAATACTCCTTCCTGCTGGTGTTCAGGAAGCGCGAGGATGGTTTGTACACCTATCCGTGCGACGACGTAGCAACGACGGAAGGCTCGTCGTGGCCGGCCAAGACCGTGTGCGTGTCGCGCTTCGGTGGCTTCGGCGACATGCTCATGATGAGCAATATCCTGCCGCAGCTGAAACGCGAGGGCTATCACGTCACCGTCAACACCACGCCCAAGGGCATGAGCATCGTCGAACACGACCCGAACATCGACGCGTTCCTGCTGCAGGACGACAACCAGGTGCCGAACCACGAGCTGCCGCTGTTCTGGGACGCGATCTCGCGCCGCTACGACAAGTTCATCCAGCTCTCCGAAAGCATCGAAGGCACCTTGCTCGCCATCCCCGGCCGCGCCAATCACATGTGGCCGCACAAGGTCCGCCACATGGAGTTGAACCGCAACTACCTCGAATGGACTTCGCAGCTGGCCGAGCTGCCTTACCACTCGGAAGCGAAGTTCTACCCGACCGACCACGAACGCGCCAAGCAGGCCGGCTACCTGGGCGGCATCCGTGCCAACCTCGTGCCGAAAGGCGACGAAATCCTGATCGGCCAGGCCTCGCCCGACGCCTTCTTCATCATGTGGGCGCTCGCCGGCTCCTCGATGCACAAGTTTTATCCGCACATGGACGCTGTCATCGCGCGCGTGCTGATGGAAATGCCGGAAGCCATCGTGATCCTCGCCGGCGACGAGCCGTGCCAGATCCTCGAAGCGGGCTGGGAGCTGGAGCCGCGCGTGTACCGCATGTCGGGCAAGCAGACCATCCGCGAGACGCTGACGCTGGCGACGATGGTTGACCTGGTTGTCGGTCCCGAGACGGGCGTGCTGAACGCCGTCGCGTTCGAGGACAACGCCAAGATCGTGCTGATGTCGCACTCGTCCATCGAGAACCTGACCAAGCACTGGACCAACGTGACGAGCCTGTCGGCGCCGTTCGACCCGGACAACCGCGTCTGCAACAATCAAAGTTGCCACCGCCTGCACTACGGCTCGGCCTTCTGCGTCGAGGACAAGGACACCGGCGCCTCGGCCTGCCAGGTGGCGATCCCGCCGCTGTGGGTGTTCAGCTCGATCGAGAACGCCTACCGCGCGTGGAAGGAGGCCAAATGACCATCATCGCCTACGACGGCCGCACGCTGGCCACCGACAAGCGCGCAACCCAGGTGGGCTACCCGCTCACCGTGACGAAGCAACGGCGCACCCCGGATGGCATGGCCGCAGCCTCGGGCGACTCGGAAATCACCTCTGGCCTGCTGACGTGGGCCGAGAAGGGGAGAAAGTACGAGGACTTCCCGGCAGCGGCCAAGGCCAACAACAACGCGCAGCTGTTCGTCGTCACGCACGAAGGCGAAAAGCTGCTGTACTGCGGCCAGCCCGACCCGATCCGTCTCGAAGACCGCTTCCTGGCCTTCGGCAGCGGGCGCGACTACGCGCTCGCCGCCATGCACCTGGGCCACGACGCCAAGACGGGCGCGCAGGTCGCCTGCGACCTCGATGTTTTCTGCGGCAACGGCATCGACACGATGGAACTGCCGTAACTCTGGAGCGACCATGCAGCTGATCGACCTGATTAACCTGTTCCGCCGCGAGGTGGACGACACCGTTGCGCCCTACCTCTGGTCGGACGAGGAGATCATCGACTTCGCCAACGACGCCCAGGACGAGGCGTGCCGGCGCGCGCGCCTCCTGATCGACTCGACCACGCCCGAGCTGTGCCAGCTGAACGTCCCGCTGGCCAACGAGGGACTGGTCCTGCTCGATGAGCGCACGCTGTTCGTGCGCCACGCGCGCATCGAAGGCGGGCACCGCGCGCTGCAACGCGCGACCGTGCGCGACCTCGACGCCAAGCACTGGAACTGGCGCGACCACCCGCCGCGCCCGCCCGTGGCCTTCGTAACCGACTACGAGACGGGCAAGCTCTTGCTCTGGCCACGCCCCGACACCGACGTGACGCTGCGCCTGACGGTCGTGCGCCTGCCGCTGGTACAGATGAACGACGGCCAGGACCGGCCCGAGATCAACCCGCGCCTGCAACGCTCGCTGCGCTTCTGGATGATGTTTCGCGCCTACAGCAAGCAGGACAGCCAGGCCAACGACCCGAAGAAAGCGGCCGACAGCCTGGTCCTCTTCGAGCAGGAGTTCGGCAAGAAGTCCTCGGCCATCGACGAGACGTGGATCGAGCGCGAGCAAACCGATGAAGACGGCACCTTTTAATCAGGGAGACACCATGTCCGGCTACAAATACTGGCAGATCGTGCTGAGCACGAAGGCCTGGCGCGCCATCGACGCCGCCACCGGCATCGACCCGCTGCACGCATTCGGCCGCGGCGCCGTCCTCGGCGCACTCATCGCCGCTCTGGTCACGCTGGCGGTGTCGTGGCTGATGTAAGTTTCGGCGCCTTCGCCGGCATCCGCAACACGGTCCCGGCCGAACGGCTCGAAAGCGCGGACCTGACGGCGGCCGTCAACGTCGATATCGACAACGGCGGGCGTGCGCAGCGCCGCCCAGGCACCGAAATGCGCCTGCCGGGCCCGGCCCACTCGCTCTGGTCGCAGGGCGAACACTGCCTGTTCGTGCGCGGCGACACGCTGCACCGCCTGCACCTCGACTACGCCATGAGCATCCTCGCCACCGGCCTGACGCCGGACCTGCCGATGAACTATCAGGAGGTCAACGGGCGCGTCTACTGGTCCAACGGGGTAGAGACCGGCGTCGTCGCCGAGGAGGGAAGCCGCAGCTGGGGCATCCCCGTGCCCGATCTGCCGGACGTGTCGCCGATCCGGGGCACGCTCTCTGCCGGCCAGTACCAGCTGGCCCTCACTTACCTGCGCAGCGACGGGCAGGAATCCGGCACCGGCATGGCCGCGCAGCTGACGCTGGCCGAGGCCGGCGGCGTGCGCGTGCTCTGGGACACCCCGCAAGACCCAACCATCATCGAAGTGGCCGTCTACATCACCGAACCGAACGGCAAGGTGCTGTACCAGGCCGGGATCGGCGACGTGGGCGACCGCGGCGCCGACATCACCAGCATTCGCCTGTCCCTGCCGTGCGACACGCAGTGGCTCGACGCCCCGCCCGCCGGCCAGTGCCTGGCATACCACCGTGGCCGCATCCTGATCGCCGTCGGTGCGCACCTGTTCACCACGACCGCGCTCGGCTACGAGTACGTCGACATGCGCGACTACCTCGCCATCGACGACACCACGATCCGCTTCCTCGCCGGCGTCGAGCACGGCATCTACGTCGGCACCGAGAAGAACGTCTACTTCCTCGCGGGCGACCGCCTGGAGGACATGACGATGAAGGTCGCCGTCGAGGGCGCGGCCGTCGCGCGCTCGGTTGTCTACGCCGACGGCTTCGCCGCCACCGGCAACGCCGCACTGGCCGGCCAGCAGGTCGTGCTGTTCGCGTGCGCGGCCGGTGTCTGCATGGGCACCGTCGACGGCACGATCGTCAACATCACCGGCGAACGCTACCGCTTCACGAGCGCCCCGACCGGCGCGGCCGCACTGCGCCAGAGCGACGCCCTGAGCATGTACATGCTGTTCATGCCCGAAGCGAATCCGTAAAAAGCCCGTAAAAACCCCGTATTTCCCCGTTGTACCCGATGCCCGCGCCTGCGGGTTTTTTTTCGTCCGCAGTCTGCCCGCCATGTGCGGGCATTTTCTTTTGGAGAAACACCATGACCTTGCGCATTTCGACCGCCTTGCGGAACCACGTCCTGTCCGGCGGGTCCCTCAAGGACACCCTCAACGGCGGCAAAATCCTGATCTACTCGGGCGCCCAGCCAGCCACCGCCGACGCGGCCCCGACCGGCACGCTGCTGGCCACGATCACCGCCAACTCGCTGGCCCACACGGCAGAAGTACAGGCGACCGGCACGATCACCCTGTCCGGCTCGGCCGGCTCGGTCGATGGTGTCACCGTTGATGGCGTGTCCATCATCGACACGGCCGTGCCATTCGATACCTCGCTCGCTGTCACCGCTGCCAACCTGGCCGCCGCGATCAACAGCTCGGCGTCGAACCCCGAGTACACCGCGAGCGCTGCCGGCGCCGTCGTCACCATCAAGGCCAAGCGCGGCGCGGGCAGCACCGCCAACGGCCTGGTCATCGCCGCCACGCTGACCACCCTGACGGCGACCTATGCGGCCCTGTCGGGCGGCGTGAGCGCTGCCAACGGCCTGAAATTCGGTTCCGCTGCCGCCGGCGTGCTGCCAAAGCTGCCGGCGCAGGTCTGGTCCGGTGCGGCCGTCGCCACCGGCACCGCTGGCTGGTTCCGTTTCGTCGGCGCCGTGGCTGACTCGGGCGCGCTCGACGCCGCCGAGAACGAGATCCGCCTGGACGGCTCGATCTCGACCTCGGGCGCGCAGCTCAACATGTCGTCGACCACCGTGACGGCGTCGGCTACGCAGACCATCGCCAGCTTCCCGATCACGCTGCCGACCTCGTAATCGCCGCACCACCGCACCACCGCAGTAACGGGCAACGACCGGAGACAGGTTCATGACGACTTCCAACAAGTGGCGACTGCTGATCACGGCGAACGCTGGCTATTCCGGCCAGCTGTGCATCGGCGACTGGCAGTTGCGCACGACTCCCGGCGTTGCCCGCCCGTTTGTCCAGCAGTCGATGACGGCTTCTGTGAACGACGGCGGCGCCGCGTCCCTGCTGGGCGCGGCCAGCCTTACCGAACACATCAGCACCTACACCACGGGCGACATGGTCGCCCTGACGCTGCCATTTAACATCAACGTCGGCGGCCTGGTGACGAACCAGGTCGTCGTCAACAGCTACGGCATGGTCTCGTTCGGCCATGACGGCACCTCCTACGGCTACGAAGACTGGCTCGACGAGGGCAATGCGATCCCGTACCCGTTCATCGCGCACGGCATGGGGCAGGGCTATGGCGGCAGCGCCTTCCAGCACCTGTACGCCGGCGCCGAGAACAGCGGCAGCACCTACCGCATCCGCCTCGAAATGTTCGCCGGCTGGGAGGACCCGGGCGACGGCACCGTCAATACCGTCTGGGAAGTGACGTTCGACTCGGCCCAGCCCGACCGCATGCGCATCGACTTCGGCACCAGCGGCTACGCCGCCATTACCGACGGCGGCGGCGTCATGGCGTGCGTCGGCGATGGCGTCAACATTGCCCTGGTTGCGCAGTTCCCGAGCGTCGTCAACAAGCAGTACACCCTCATCACCGGCGAGATCCCGGCCGACGGCGTCGTCGCTGCCTCCTCGGCCGACTCGTTCAACCCGCCAAGCGGCGCGATTGACGGCGTGGACTACACGTCCTGGGTCGCCAACATGACGCCCTCCGTCGGCACGCCCGGCTGGATCGAATACACCTTCACTTCGCCGCAGACGATCGCCGAATACACCATCGCCGCGCCGTCTTCCTACTACAGCAACCCGCTCGACTCGCTCCCGAAGGACTGGACGCTCCAGTATTGGGACGGCAGCGCGTGGCAGGTGCAGGACACGCAAACGAACCAGACCGGCTGGTCCTACGACCAGGTGCGCACCTTCGCGGCCCTCCCGCCCAGCAACGACGGCGACGTGCTGCTGCCCCTGATGTCGCTCAGCGCGATCATTGCCGCGCCCGACGCCATCATCGGCGACAACATGACGACGCAGCCGCTGTCGCTCAGCGGCACACTCGCGCGCGCCCACGACGGCCAGGTCAACCTCGGCAATCCCCTGAACCTCGGCCCGCTCTATAACGCCACCCCGTTCACGCTTGCGGCCGTCGGCGAACGCGGCGCGCTCCTCACTGGCGAAGCGACGTTCGAGGAACTGCTGCTCGAAGGCTCGCTGGAACCGGCGCTGCCCCTGCCGGGCCTGACGCTGGCCGCCCAAGGCGTCGCCGGCACGGTCGCCACGGCCAGCATCACCCTGTCGTTCCCATCGCTCGAAGCCGTCACCCTCGACCCGATCACCCTGTCCGCGCTGGGCGTGGCCGCCACCGGCGTGGCCGGCACCGTCGGCACCGTCGCACTTGGCCTGCCGTACCTCGACGCCGCCGGCACCTTCCTCACCGGCACGGCCGCCGCGGGCGATGTGCGCGTCGGCCCGTTCGTCGTCGATGCCTCCTTCGGCACCGCCGGCGATATCTCCCTCGCACAGCTGGGTATTGCCGCCACCGCCGTGACCGGCACCGCAGCCGACGCCTCGATCCTCTTCAACCGCGCGACCCTCGACGCCTCCGGCCTGTCCGACCAGCTGCCAACCGCCGGCGAAGCGATCCTGCTGCCGCTGGACGCGGCCGGGACCATGCTCGCCGGCCAGATCGGCCAGGGCGCCGCCAACCTGCTCGCGCCGACACTGGCAGCGATCGGGCAGGGCGATGCGGTCCTCGACGGCGCGCTCCTGTTCGATCCGCTGCTGCTGGCCGGTTCCGGCCTGGCGGGCCCGGTCGCCAACGGCGCACTGACGCTCTCGCCGTGGACTGTTGCCGCCACCGGCAGCGCGCCCCTGCCTGACAACAATGGCGCCGGCGCCGCGCTCTTCGGCACCCTGCAAGGCGCGGGCGTCCTGCTCGCCGGGCGAATCGCCGACGGTGCTGTCACGCTCGCGGCGCCGATCCTGCTGGCAACCCTCGTCGGCGACCAGATTGCCGACGGGGCACTGGCCCTGCGCGCGCCGAGCCTCGCCGCCACTGCCACCAACAACCCGGCCGGCGTGGCCCCGGGCGAAGCGAGCGGCGCGCTGTCCCTGCCGGATCTGACCCTTGCCGCGACCGCCACGACCGGCACGCTGGCCAGCGGCGACGGCCTGCTGCCGCGCCTGCAGGTCGACGCCGACCTGCTGGGCGAACGCATCGGCACCGGCGCCGTCGCTATGTCTGCCCTGCTGGCCGACGCCCGCATGGTCGAATCGGCCGCCGCACCCGCCACCGGCAGCGCAGCTTTCCCCGTCCTGCAAGCTGCGGCCGCCATGTTCGGCGACACCACGGCCGACGCCAGCCTGCCGCTGCCGCGCCTGGGCGTGTCTGGGACCATGCCGCCCGAACTGATCGGCGCCGCCAACGCAGCCCTGCCGGTCCTGCTGGTCGACGCGCGCATGATCGAATCGGCCGCCGCGCCTGCCAACGGCGCCGCGAACTGGTCCATCTGGCAGATCGCAGCCACCATGCACGGCGGCACCATCGCCGACGGCAACCTGCCGTTGCCGCGCTTCGGCGTGCTTGGGACCATGCCGCCCGAGCTGATCGGCGACGCGAACTTGGCCCTGCCGGCCCTGCACCTGGCCGGCGCCCTGATCGAGAGCGCCGCCGCACCGGCCGACGCCGGAGCAACCCTGCCGGCCTTCCAGCTGGCCGCGACCCTGGCCGCCGGCGGCATGGTCGACGGCGCCGCGCTGCTGCGCGCGCCCGTCGTTGCCGCCGAAGCCTACGCCAGCACCGAGGCGAGCGCGGACCTGCGCCTGCCACAGCCGGGCCTTGCAGCCTTTGCCACGGCCGACAGTGTGACCCACGGCGCCGTGTCCCTGCGGCAGCTCGAAGCCGACGGCAACCTGACCGCCACCATCGAGGGCGCGGCGACACTGCGCCAACTCGACCTTGTCGCATTCGGCAACGCTGCCGCCGTCATCCATGGCGACGTGCAGCTGGTGGCGATCGAAACAAGCGCCGCCGCCGTGCCTGGCAACATCGCCATGGCGTCGATCACGGTCCCGCTGCTGCACGTCGACGCCGACGGCTACCTCGACACGGTCGGCACGGCCACCGTCGCGCTGCCGCTGTTGGCCATGGAGGGTGTGGGCATCGCCTCCGTGCCGGCGCCCGTGTTCACCGCCGTGGCCGTCAATACGCGCAACCAGGCCGCCACGACCTACGAAGGGCTGGGCTTCAACAGCGTCACCAGCTTCAACGGCATGGTCCTGGCCGCCACTGCCGACGGCATCGTGGCCCTTGCCGGCGACACCGACCAGGGCGCGCCGATCGCGGCGATGCTCGCCTCGGGCGTGACCAGCATGGACAGCGAGCAGATGAAACGCGTCCTGTGCGGCTACGCCGGCTACAGCGCGACGGGCAACCTTGAACTGACCCTGATCACCGATACCCACCACGAATACGTCTATGCGCTCGTGCCGGAACAGGTCGGCCAGCTGCACGCCGCGCGCGTGAAGTTCGGCCGCGGCGTTGAGGGCCGCTACTGGCAGTGGAAGCTGGCCAACAAGGCCGGCGCCCACTTCGCCCTGGACAAGCTGACGCTGGACGTATCCCCCCTGTCGAGACGTACATGAGCGACCGCAACGACGACGACCTGGTCTACAACGAGTCCATCGCCACCGGCCCGGTGCGCATGCAGCTCTACGGCGACGAAGCGCTCGCCGAGAGCCACATGCGCAACGCCCGCGCTGTGCTGGGCAAGATGAAGACGGCCTATGGCGTCAACGAACGCATGGCAGCCGGCGAACCCGGCGGCTACTTCCGCACCCAGCGCATCATGGCCGATGGCACCCGCATCGAAGCGTTCACAAACGATGGGCTCGACAGCGTGCGGATCACCGCGCCGGTCAAGCGCGAAGTCGTCGCGCCCATCCCCGAGCCACAGGGCGAATCGACCGACTTCACCCCGACGCCGGTTGACTTCGAGTACGAGCCCGAGTGGCCCGAGAAGAGCGAGAAGAAGGGCAAGCCGCCAGTGCTTGAATTCACGCCCTACCTCTGGATCGGCGTGCGCATCGTCTCGGGCAGCGACCCGCTGGAGTCCGACGAGATCAAGTACCCACAGAAGTGGGCCCAGCAGCTGCATGTGTGCGTGTGGGAGCCCACGCCGCCGGATGAAGACCCCGTCATCCTCTCGAACCGCAACGACTTCGAGCCGCTCGTCACGCCCCCGCTCCAGCATCTGGAAGACAAAGAGGTCTATCCGCTCCAGCACTGGAAGCAGTTCATTCCGTCCGACTTCGAGGACCCGCGCAAGGAAGAACGCGCCAACCAGGACTTCGACAAGCCGCTGCCGACGGCGATCGCCTACACCGACCGCAAGCTGGTCATGATCCAGCCGGACAACGTCTATGACGTGGAAATGCGCGTGCCCAACTACGACCCAAGGCACGACCCGGACGTGAAGTGGGACATCATGTTCATTTCCGACCCGGACAACGACCTGAAGCTGGCCGACACGGCCGACCCGACCGTCACCATGGAAGCCGACTACAGCGGCGGCGAGTACCTGATCAAGGTCATGTGTGTCGGCCCCGACTGCCACCAGCTCGCTCCGGTCGAGGTGGAAATCATGATCATCATCGGCAAGGACCACGAAGAGATCCGGGACTCGAAGCGCTTCACGATCCAGGAGCACACGAACTACCGCATGGGCATCATGCCGCTGGGCTGGTTCAAGGAAAAGCAGCCGGCGCCGGATCACCCGTGCGACGAGTGCAACTACCGCGCCCAGGATTACGGACCCAACCCGCACGCCGACCACTGGTGGCAGGGCATGGCCGTGGCCACCGTGCCGCCCATCCAGCGAGAAGTGTCCCAGGAGGAGTATTTCCCGCCCGTCATTTCGTTCAGCAAGGATGGCGTAGTCGAGTACCCCGAACCAGGCTTCTTCGAGCCGGCCGCCTTCCATGACCGCGCCGCGATCTGCCCCGGTTGCAACATCACCAGCGTGCGCTATTTCCAGGATGCGTTCCAGACCGCACAGATCTGGTGGGAGATGCAGCCCAACGATGCGTGCGACTACAACACGCACGTCCTCGGCGACTTTTTCGACTCGAAACACTATGTCACGGTCAAAAAGATCAACTACGAAGTCGGCGGCTCGAAGCCCTACGAGACGATGGACGGCTACACCTTCAGCATGCCGGAGGGTGGGGACGCCGCGCCGATTGTCGACGAATACACGTTCGCGTGGACGGACGGCATTGGCGGCCGCTGCGTCGGCAAGGACCACGACCCCTGGTATGCCGATGTCAACTATACCGAGCTGGGCGAGCTGCTGTTCAACGACACGGTGGCCTTCATCGCCAGGATGGAACAGCATTTCGGTGGTCCGCCGGAACGAACGATGGCCTATTCCAGCTGGACCATCACAACGGAAACCTACGCGAACGGGGATTCCAGCGGAGAAAGAAAGTCGTACATCAGCCTGGGCGAATTCATCGGCGGGCCGTTCAATGTGCACAACAACCCGGATGCAAAGGGTTACGACATTTGCAGCAAGAGCGAGCGCTGGACCTGGAGCGTGCTCGACATCGACAACCTCCCTCCAAATCATCAGAAGTAATTCACCTTTCTCTCGGAGTTCACTATGGCTGGACGTATCGGCGGCGGTTTTACGCCTGTAGGACCCGTCGCGCCTGCGACGGCGGCCGGCCCGGCACCCGGAGCCGATCCCGCGCGGCCGGCCGATCCCGCGCGGCCGGCCGATGCCGCGAAGCCGGCCGAACCCGCAACTGCGGTCGACCAGGCGCCCTGGATCGAAGGACGTGCCACCGGCGTCGTCGAGGGCTACATGTCCAGCTCGCAGTCGCTGGCAGAGGAGGCTCACCGCGAAGCCATGAGGGCGATCACGGAGCTGGGCATGTTCCAGGCGAACCTGCCGTTCCTCGGCATGCCGAACATTCCGATCCCGGAGGTGCCGCTCGAACCGCTGGGCCAGGCCCCGGTCGAGCCGGATAACCTGGTCGCGGCCTTCCCGAGCGCGCCGACCGCGCCGCAGATCGGCACGCTGCCAGCGATCGAGGTCGGCCCTGCGCCCGAGTTCAACGTCGCCACCCCGTTCCTGCTCGATATCCCGCTGCCGGACCCGCTCGCCGCCGTCCCGCCGACCGCGCCAGTGCTGACGCCCGTGCCGGTGCCGTCCGCGCTGACCGCCACCGTCCCGACCGCGCCGACCCTGGCCGACGTGCCCGCACCCGACGCCTTCACCGCCCAGGTGCCCGACAGCCCCGTCATCACCGCCCCGGACATGCCGACGCCGCTGTCGGCCAACCTGCCGGGCGCACCGAGCCTGTCGCAGCTGCAGGCACCGTCGAACCTGTCCGTCAGCGCGCCGGCCGCACCGCAGATCAACGTCGTGCCGGTCCCGGGCGCACTCGACGCGACCCTGCCGGCCGCCCCGACGCTGGCCGCGCTCGACGCGCCGTCGCCGCTGGCCAGCACGCTCCCGAGCGCGCCGCAGCGTAACGTCGTGCCGGTCCCGGGCGCCCTCGCCGCCGAAGCCCCGGGCGCGCTCACGCTCAACGAAGTGCCGGTGCCGGCGCCGCTCACGGCCACCGCGCCGCAAGCGCCGACCCTGAACGCGATCGTCGTGCCAGATCCACTGGCCGCGACCCTGCCATCCGTTCCAACGCTGTCCGAACTCGTCCAACCGAGTCCACTCGACGCCCAGCTGCCAGTCGCCCCGGACCAGACCGCCGTCGCCGTGCCGCAGCCCTTGCAGGCAAGCGCGCCACTCGTGCCAAACCTGGTCGAGCCGGACCGCCCGGCGCCGCTGGCCGCCGTCCTGCCGCAGGCGCCGCAACTGACGCCGGTGGACGTGCCGGCCGCGTTCGACGCGAGTCTGCCGGGCCTGCCGGTCCTGAACGACCCGAGCGCACCGAGCCCGCTGGCCATCGACGCGCCGCTGCCGCCGCAGCTGTCGGCGATCGCCGCGCCGTCGTCGCTGGCCGTGAACCTGCCGGGCGCGCCCGTGCTCGACCAGTTCGCCGTCCCGGCCGCGCTGGCCGTCGACGCCCCGGCCGCTCCCGAGCTGGCCACGATCGCCGCGCCGGCACCGCTCAACGCCACGCTGCCGGGCGCGCCGACGCTGAGTCAGTTCGCCGTCCCGACGCCGTTCGACACCCCCGCCCCGGTCGCGCCGGAGCTGGCCGTCATCGCGGTGCCCGGTGCGATCACGACCGCGCTGCCGGACGCGCCGGTCCTCGACCAGTTCGCCGCGCCGGCCGCGCTCGCTCTTGACGCGCCGGTCGCGCCCGAGCTGGCCACGCCAGCCGTCCCGGCGCCGCTCGACGCCACCGTGCCAGGCGCGCCGACCCTGAGCCAGTTCGCGGTCCCGACGCCTTTTGACACCGCCGCCCCGGTCGCACCCGAGCTTTCCGTCATCGCCGTACCCGGCGCACTCACGACTGCGCTGCCGGACGCGCCGCTCTTGGCCGAGATCCCGGCGCCGTCGCCGTTCGACCTGGCCCCGCCCGAAGTGCCGCAGCTGGCGGCGATCGCCGTCCCCGCGCCGCTCGACGCGACCCTGCCGACGGCCCCCGTCGTCAACGAGATCGAGACCCCGGCGCCGCTCGACGCCGCGCTGCCGGCCGCGCCACAGCTGGCCGATGTCGTCCTGCCGCTCGAACCGGACTTCGTGTTCCCGAGCGTGCCGACCATGGCCGGCCTGAACCTGCCGGACGTGCCGATCCTCGACCTGCCGCTCTACAACGACACCCTGCGCGCCGGCCCCGACGCGCCTGACACGAACTTCACCTGGGCCGAGGTCGAGTACAACACCACGCTGCTCGGCACAATGAACAGCCGCCTGGTCGAACTGGTCAACGGCGCGACCACCGGCCTCGATCCGGTCGTCGAGCAGGCCATCTGGAACCGCGGGCGCGACCGCCAGGCATTGATCACCCAGCGCGGCGTCGAGGAGGCAACGCGCCTGTTCGCCGGGCGCGGCTTCAAGATCCCGGGCGGCACGCTGGTGCGCATCGTGCAGCAGGCCGTGCAGGAAGGCATGAACGCCGACAGCGATCTCTCGCGCGACGTGATGATCAAACAGGCCGAACTTGAACAGGCGAATTTCCAGTTTGCATTTAACCTGGCAATGCAGCTTGAGTCGCGTTTGATCGAACACTACAATTCTGTGCAGACTCGTTCGCTCGACGCCGCCAAGTTCACTGTCGCGTCCGCGATCGACCTCTTCAACGCACGCATTTCTCTCTTCCAGGCCGATGTGCAGGCCTTCTCGGCCAAGGCCGAAGTGTTCAAGACCAGGCTCCAGGCTGCGCTCGCGCAGCTGGATATCTATAAAGCAGAACTGGAAGGGCAGAAACTGATCGGTGAGATCAATTCCCAGGCCGTTGCCGTGTACACCGCGCAAATCGACGCGGTTAAATCCATGGCCGACGTGTACCGCACCCGTGTGGACGCGGTGAAGGTACGAATTGAGGCCGATGCTTCCAAAGTGGAAATGTACCGCGCCCAGCTGGCCGGGTTCGAGTCGCAGGTGCGCGCCAAGTCCTCCGAGTACGAGGGCTACGCCACCCGCGTAAAAGCCGAGCTGACGAAGGTGGAAATGTTCTCGGCCCAGCTGGCCGGCTACGACAGCCAGGTCAAGGCCAAGTCCTCCGAGTACGAGGGCTACAAACACCAGGTGGACGCGCAGAACATCAAGGGCGACCTGTACAAGTCGCAGATGATGGGCTTCGATTCCATGGTGAAAGCCAAAGGCCAGGAATTCGAGAACTACGCCAACCTGTCCAGGAACGAACTGAACAAGGTCGAAGCCTACCGGGCCGAGCTGCTCGGCTTCGATTCGGCGGTGAAAGCCAAGGGGCAGGAATACGCCAACTACGAAGCGCAGACGCGCGCCGAAGGCATCAAGGCCGATCTCTACCGCGCCGACGTGGCCGGCTTCGAGGCGCAGGTGCGGGCGAAGGGGCAGGAGTACGAGAATTACGCCAACCTGACCCGTGCCGAGCTGAACAAGGTGGAGGCCTTCCGTGCCGAACTGCTCGGGTTCGACTCCCTGGTCAAGGCCAAAGGGCAGGAATACACGAACTACGAGGCGCAGGCCCGTGCCGAGCTGACCAAGGTCGAGGCCTACCGCGCCGCGGTGTCCGCGTTCGAGGCGCAAGTGCGCGCCAAAGGGCAGGAATACGAGAACTTCAACATTCTGTCCAAGACCGAGCTGAACAAGCTCGAAGTCTACCGTGCCGAACTGCTCGGGTACGACTCGGCGGTCAAGGCGAAGGGCCAGGAAGTGGCGACCTACGAGGCGCAAACCCGCGCCGAGTCCGTCAAGGCCGACCTGTACCGCGCCGACGTGGCCGGCTTCGAGGCGCAGGTCCGTGCGAAGGGCCAGGAGTACGAGAACTACGCCAACTTGTCGAAAAACGAACTGAACAAGATCGAGGCGTTCCGCGCCGAACTGCTCGGTTTCGATTCGCTGGTCAAGGCCAAGGGCCAGGAGTACCAGAACTATGAAGCGCAAACGCGCGCCGAGCTGACGAAAGTCGAGGCCTTCCGCGCTGCCGTGGCCGCGTTCGAGGCACAGGTCCGCGCCAAGGGACAGGAGTACGAGAATTTCAATATCCTGTCCAAGACCGAACTGAACAAGCTGGAGGTCTACCGCGCCGAGCTGCTGGGCGTCGATTCCGTCATCAAGGCGCACGGCCAGGAAGTGGCGAGCTACGAGGCGCAGACCCGCGCCGAGGGCGTCAAAGCCGACCTGTACCGGGCCGAAGTGGCCGGCTACGAGGCCACCGTGCGCGCCAAGGGACAGGAATACGAGAATTTTGCGACCCTGTCCAAGAACGAGCTGAACAAGGTCGAGGTGTTCCGCGCCGCGCTGCTCGGGTTCGATTCGCTCGTGAAAGCGAAAGGGCAGGAGTACCAGAACTACGAGGCGCAGGCGCGCGCCCAGGCCGTCAACGCCGACTTCTACCGGGCCGAGATCGCCGGCTTCGAGGCGCAGGTCGCGGCCAAGCGCGCCGAGTACGAGCACTACACCCAGCAGGCGACCGTGGACGCCCGCAAGGTCGACCTGTACCGGGCCGAGATTGCCGGCTTCGAGGCGCAGATCCGCGCCAAGGAATCGGAATACGCCGCCTATAAAGCGCAGGTCGACGCGCAGATGGTCATGGCCGAAATCTACAAGGCCAGCCTGGCCGGTTTCGACAGCCAGGTGCGCGCGAAGATCGCCGAGTTCGACAATTTTAAAACCCTCTCGCAGGTGCAGCTGAACATCGTCGAGGTCTACAAGGCCGAGCTGGTGGGTTACGAGGCGCAGGTCAAGGCGAAGGGCCAGGAATACCAGAACTACGAGGCGCAAACGCGGGCCGAAGGCATCAAGGCCGACCTGTTCCGCGCGGAAGTGGCCGGGTTCGATTCGCAGGTGGGCGCCAAGCGGGCCGAGTACGAAAATTACTCGCAGCAGGTGCGCGCCGAATTGAACAAGGTCGAGGCCTACCGCGCCATGCTGTCGGGCTTCGAGGCGCAGATCAAGGCCAAGGAGGTCGAGTTCAGCGGTTACGAGGCGCAGAACCGCGCGCAGACGGTCGACGCCGAGATTTACAAGGCGCAGATCAGCGGCTTCGACGCCGAAGTGCGCGCCAAGTCGGCCGAATACGAGCAGTTCGCCACCCTGTCGAAGACCCAGCTCAACGAGATCGAGGTCTACCGCGCCCAGCTGCTCGGGTTCGACTCGCAGGTGAAAGCCAAGGGCCAGGAATACGGCAACTACGAGGCACAGGCACGGGCGGAAGCGGTCAAGGCCGATATCTACCGGGCCGAAATCGCCGGTTTCGAGGCGCAGGTGAAGGCCAAGAGCGCCGAGTTCGAGAACTTCGCCACCCTGACGCGCGCCGAGCTGAACAAGATCGAGGCCTTCAAGGCCGAACTGCTCGGTTTCGACAGCCAGGTCCGTGCCAAGGGGCAGGAATACGCGCACTACGAGGTCCAGTACAAGGGCGAGGCCCTGAAAGCGGAAGTGTTCCGCAACCAGCTGGCCGGCTTCGAGACGATGGTGCGCGCCAAGGCCGCCGAGTACGAGGCCTACCGCTCGCGCATCCAGGCCGAACTGTCCAAGATCGAGGTCTACAAGGGCCAGCTGATGGGCTTCGAGGCCCAGGTCAAGGCGAAGGATTCCGAGTTCAGCAACTACGAACAGCGCGTGCGCGCCGAACTGGTTCACTCGGAAATCTACCGCAACCAGCTGCTCGGCTTCGATTCTCTGGTCAAGGCCAAGGCGACCGAATACGAGGCCTACGGCACGCGCGTCAAAGCCGAGGCGATCAAGGTCGACATGTTCGGGCAGGAGGTTGGCGCGTTCAAGTCGCGCACCGACGCCTACGGCATGCTGGTCAACGCCAAGCTCGGCCAGGCCAACCTGAACTTCAAGCAGAGCGCGGAATATCCGCTCGAAGTGTTCAAGAGCCAGGTGCAGGGCTACCAGTCCGGCGTGGCGGCCGAGGCCGAACGATTGCGCGCCAATGCCACGCTCTTCGATACGAGGGTGAAGGCCTACGCCGCGACCGAGAACACGCACAACGAACATACCCGTGCGGCCGTCGAGGTGGTCAAGGCCACGTCGGCAGTCTATACGAGCCAGGCGCAGCTCGCCCTGCAGGCCGGGGAGGCGAACCTGAAGATGGCGATGACGGCGGCCGAGACGGCGCAAGCATCCCTGCGCGCGGCCGGCCAGTTGTCCGGCCAGCTCGCCGCCGCGGCCCTGTCGGCACGCAGCGTTCACGCCTCGATCTCCGCGTCCGACTCGAACAGCGCCGTCAACAGCGCAAGCAACTCGGCGTCGAACTCGGCAAGCAATTCGAGCGTCAACAGCTCCAGCAACAGCAGCTCGAACAGCTCGGCGAACGCAGCGACGAACTCGTCCTCGAACAGCAGCAGCAACGCGTCGTCGAACTCGTCGAGCAACAGCTCGTCGAACGCGGGCGTCAACACGGCGAACAACTCGTTCTCGCAGAGCTTGACCGACAACATCTCCGACATCACCACTCACCGGGAATAAACCATGGGCATTATCGAAGACGAATACAACCGGGCCAACGGGCAGGGCCCGGCGCGCAATCCGGGTGTGCCGCTGCGCCCATCGGCGCCGCAGCCAGGCACCCCACCCGCACCGAACCCGACGGCCACGCACCCGCTGCGCGCCGCCGCGCCGGTGGGCGAGTCACTCGGCCAGACCGTGAACGGCCGCGCAGGCCCGCCGGCTCCGTCGCCGGTGCGCACTGCGATCGAAGGGCAGCCGGCCCCGAACCTGGGGCAAACCGTCGCCGAGCGCGTCCCGCAAGGCCCGCAGCTGCCACCGGAACAGCATCCATTGCGCACCGGCGCACCGGCCGGCCCGAACCTGGGGCAGACCGTGGCCGACCGTGCCGCGGGCAGCGTGCGCGCCGCCGCCCAGCAGGCGACTGCTGCACCGGGCAATGTGTTCGACAAGCTCAACGCCGCCCAGCTGCGTTATGGCGACGGCACCCTGCCGAACCAGACCCTGGCCGAGACGATCAAGGGCCGTGTCCCGGCGCCGCCTTATAACGGTGCGCCACCAGTGGCCGGCGCCCCGCCTGCGACCGCAGCTGCAGGCGGCGTCGGGGCGCCGCCACCAGGCACCCCGCCTGGCACCGCAGGCGGTCCCAGCTTCGCCAGCCGCGCCGGTAAAGCCATCGGCGACGCCGCGCGTGCGGCCATGCCGCAAGGCTCGGGCGCCGTCCTCGACGGCGGCACCGCGCTCGGCAAGGCGGTCGGCAGCGTGGCCAAGAAGGCCCTGCCATGGGTCGAGCCGGTGCACGAGGCGATCAACGTGGCGCGCGTGGCAAACGATCCGAAGGCCACCGCCGGCGACGTGGTCCAGCAGGCCGTCGAAGGCACCGGCCGCTGGGGCAGCACCGTGGGCGGCGCAACGCTCGGCGGCGCCGCCGGCGCATTGGTTGGTGGCCCGGCCGCACCCGCCACCGCCTTCATCGGTGGCGTGGCCGGTGGTATCGCCGGCTACATGGGTGGCGACGCAGCCGTCAACAAGCTGCGCAGCGTGTTCGGCCTCGGCGACAAGAGCCCGATCGAGAAAACCGAGGAGCGCCGCCAGGCCGACGTGCGGGCGCAGGCGAAACTGCCGGCGATCTCGGAACCAGTCGTGCAGCCACCAAAGCTGCCAGGGGCCGCGCCGGCCACCATCGCGGCCGCCGCACCTGGCGCCGGTCCGGCGCGCACTGCGGCCGATACCCCCCAGCGCGGTGCGCCGACCGTCTCCCCGATCGCGCAGCAGCTGGCCGCGCTCCAGGCGCAGCAGGACGCCAGCCCGATCGCGCACACGACCATCGGCGGCGCCGGCAGCCAGGTGACTTACAAGGACGGCAGCATGAGCCCGCTGCTGCCGGGCCAGGCGATCCCGGACGACGTGGCTCAGTTCAACGCCTTGCACCAGCGCATGAACGCGCTGCGCAACGGCACGCCGATGCCCGAGGATATGGGGGCACCGGCCGCGGCTGCTGGGCGCACCGTCCAGGCCTCGGCGCCGGCCAACATGCGCCCGGCGCAGCAGATGCTGCACGCCGAAGCGGTCAATCAGGGCTACGACCCGATGCGCGCCATGATGATCAGCTCGATCGAGACTGGTGGCAAGTTCGACGCCGCGGCCAAGAACCCGAAAAGCTCCGCGTTCGGGCTTGTCCAGATGACGAAGGCCAACCGCGACAGCTACGGCCTGAGCCCGGAACAATGGGCCGATCCCGCGGTCCAGGCGCGCACCGGCATCGACTTCATGAAGAAGACGGACGCACAGCTGACCAATTCGCTCGGGCGCGCACCGACCCCGGCCGAGTCGTACATGGGGCACCTGTTCGGCCCGGCCGGCGCGACCAGCGTCCTGAGCGCCGACCCGAACCAGAAGATGCTCGACGTGGTGCGCTCGTATGACCCGAAGAACGCCAACGCCATCGTCAACAACAACGGCTTCAAAGGCCTGACCGTCGGGCAGGCAGTGAACAAGCTGACCAAGATGACCGACGACCACATGAGCCGGATCAGCGGCGCCGGACAGCAGGGCGGCGGCCTGCTTGCCGCAGCGGCAACAGGCGTCGTCCCGCAGGTGGAAACCGGCGTGAACAACCCGGTGCACATCATCAAGGGCATGGCCCAAGGCATGGCCGTCCCGACCGCCTCCGGCTACGTCGAAATGCCGAAGGAGGTCTACGACGCCGCACGCCGCTCCCCGACCGGCTTTGCGCAGAACGGACTCGTGAACAACTACCTCGACGGCCTCGCGCAGAACGCCGGTTTCCGCTCCAACCCGGTATCGGCCGAACTGGCCAAGGAAGCGGTGCGCGGCCAGTACCAGAACCAGGGGCAGGAGATCCAGGGCCGGTACGGGGTGCAGCAGCAGGGAATCTCCGCAGCGGGCCACCTGGCGGCCGCCGAGGTGGCAGCCAACGCCGACCACAACAAGATCACCGTCATCGGCGGCGGCGATGCGATCGACCCGGTCACGAAGATGCCGATCAAGCAGCCGCAGCAAGGCGTCTACATGAAGGACGGCGTGCCGACCCCGGTCGAGCTGCCGAAGGCCAAGCCAAGCGAGCAGGAAGCACACGCGCAGGCGCGCGCTGCGATCGCCGGCAAGGCCAACAAGGACGAGGTCAACGCGCGTCTGGTGGCCAACGGCTACAAACCACTCCCCAACTAAGCGGATAACACATGAGCATGTTCGACGATCTGGTCCCGGGCAACAAGAAAACCGGCATGTTTGAAGACCTTGTGCCGCCCGAGCCAAGCACGGCGAGCCAGGTCGCGCGCCGCATCCCTGACCTCGCCGTCACCGGCGTCAAGGCAGCGATCAGCGTGCCCGAGTCGATCGTCGGCCTTGCCGATCTCGTCACCGGCGGCCGTGCAGGCAAGGCCGTCGAAGAGGCCGGTATCGGCTTCAAGCAGACCAAGGAAGGCCTCGACACGCTCTATTCGGACGCGCAGAAGCAGGCCAACGCCGAAGTGAACGAGGCCAAGGGGTTCGTCCCGACCGTCGGTGCGATGGTGCAAAACCCGTCCACCATCCTGCACGCCGCCATCGAATCGGTGCCGTCGATGTTCCTCGGCGGCGCGATCGGCCGTGGCGTCATGGCCGCGGCCGGCGCGAAAGCCGGCGCGGTCGCTGGCGATGCCCTCGCCGAAGGCGCCGCTGCAGCCGTCCCGCGGATCGGCTCGACTGCCGCCGGTGCCATCGGTGAGGGCGTCGTCGCGGCAGGCCAGAACGCCGAGCAGATCCGCCAGCAGAACCCGGAGGGCGACCTGTCGCTGCGCCAGGCGGCCATCACCGCGCTGTCGGGCGCAGCCACGGGCGGGCTCAGCCTCGCCGGCGGTCGCATCGCCAACAAGCTCGGCATCGGCGACGTGGACACCATGATCACGGCCGGTCGCGCCGGCGCCGTCGGTGGCGAAGCCGTTGACGCGGCAGCACGTGCTGCGGCCGAGGCTGCAGCCAAGAAGGGCGTGCTGCGCAAGATCGGCGAAGGCGCCGTGTCCGAGGGCGTGTTCGAGGAAATGCCGCAGTCGTACCAGGAACAGGTTGCGCAGAACCTGGCCACCGACAAGCCGTGGAACGAAGGCGCCGCCGAAGCGGCAGCGCAGGGCATGCTCGCTGGCGGCCTGATGGGCGGCGGCGGCAACGTGCTCGCCCACCTGGGCGAGAAGAAGGTCCAGACGAGCAATACCGACGACACCGCGCCCGCTGCCCCGCCAGCCGCCGCGCCCGTCGACCCGGCACCAGCCGGTCCGACGCTTCCCCCGGCCGGACCGATGGAGAAGGCCGCCTCGCTCGTGCCCCAGCCCGAAGGCGGGAACAAGGTCTTCCCGTTCGGCGACCTCGCCCTGGCGCAGAAGCAGGCCGATTCGCTGAGCCAGTCGACCGGCATGCCGCACGAAGCGGGCGATCATCCCACCGTGCCCGGCCGCTTCGCCGCGCAGCCAGTGGCGATCCGCGGCAGCGACCCGCTGTTTACGGCAGAAGCCGAACGGCAAGGCCTCGACCCAGCCATCGCCCAGCTGCTGACCCACGGCCCGCAGGCCCAGGAGCTGGTCAAGGCCGCCATGGAAGCGAACCCCGGCCTCGATCCGCAAGAGTGGCGCGACCCGGCCGTGCGCGCCCAGCTCGGCGCCGCCTACCTGAAACGCCAGGTCGGCGAACTCGAAAGCGCGCTGGAACGTCCGCCGACCCCGGCCGAGGCGTACATCGCCCAGCAGGTCGGCGTGCCGACGGCCGCCTCGATGCTCAATACGCCCGAGCCCGAGCGCGCGATCCCCGTCTCGACCCTCATTCCCGACCCTGCGCAGGAAGACCGTCTGGGCCTGACCGGCATGCCGATCGGCGCGGCCATCGACTTCCTGACCAAGCAGGCCGACCAGCTTCTCTCCACCTTCAAGGAGCAGGGCAATGCAAACCTGGACACCGGAGTTCAAGGCGCTGGATCAGGAGACGGTGGATCTCGTGCTGGAGCAGGAATGGGTGACAGCGCAGGAAATGCGGCTGTACCTGGCCAACCAGCTGCCGGAACCGGCGCTGACGCGGCTGCGCTGCCTGCTGCTGCTGGTAACGCTGGAAATGACCCCGGAAACGCCGGTCCAGTAGCCTCGCCGCGCGTCGTCGTCGGCCCGAGCGAAACGGGCTTCCAGAACGTCAACGCCCAGCGTCACCGCGACAAGGCCGACGCACTCGGCGTCACCGGCGAGATCGAGCGCCTGTTCGGCGACGGGCTCACCATCAACCAGGTCATGGGCCAGCTGCAGGACAAGGTGCCCGACGTGGGGCGGTCCGACCTGCCGAACTTCGTGAACGGCGTCCGGGCCTCCCTCGGCATCCCCAACCCGATCTCGCCGGAAGGCAAGGGCGCGTTCGACGCCTGGCGCGCGCAATATAAAGAGCGCCTGGCCAACCCGCCGGCGCCGTCGAACGCCGGCGCGGCCAAGGTCACGCCGGAATTCATCCAGCCGAAGAACGACATCGACCTGGCCGCGCACGACGCCAGCAATTCGCCGCTGAACGACCGCACGCCGGCCACCCCGGGCCAGCAGGACGCAAACAACTACAAGGTCGGCCGCACCGAGATCCACGGTCTGAAAATCGGCATCGAGAACCCGAAGGGTTCCACCCGCACCGGATTCGACCCGGACGGCAAGCCGTGGAGCACGCTGATGACGGGCCACTACGGCCGTTTTACGGGCACCAAGGGCGCCGACGGCGACGCCGTGGACACGTTCATTGGCGACAACCCCGAGAGCAACAAGGTGTTCGTGGTCGACCAGGTCGACCCGAAGACGGGCAAGTTCGACGAACACAAGGTGCTTTTGGGCGCGAACAGTCAGCAGGAAGCGTCCGAGCTGTACCACGACAACTACGCCCCGGGCTGGAAGGGCGCCGGCGCGATCACCGAAACCACGCCAGAGGTGCTGAAAACCTGGCTGAAACAGGGCGACACCACGGCGCCATTCGCCAAGGTGGCCGCACCGGCCGCGGCGCCGCAGGGCCCGCTGGAGGTCGCCAAGCCGGCGCCCGAGGAGACGACAGCGGCCGCCAGCAAGGTACAGCAGGCGCCGTACTTCGAGGTCGACGGCCGCACCTACAAGGTCAACAGCGGCACGCAGGGCAAAGAGTCCGTCTGGGCCAGCCTTGCCTTGCCCGAAGGCGAACAGGCCCCGGCTGGCAACTTCGGACAAGGCCTCTACGAGTTCGTCGAGCGCGACGGCCAAATGTACAAGGTCGACCCGATCGGCGACAACCGCAGCCGCCTGACGCCGGTATCGCTGCGCGACGAGCCGATCTCGCTGCAGGCCCAGCCGGCCCCGGCCGCCACCACGGCAGACGACAGCCGGAAGCCGCGCGACGCAGCTGTTAGCTATGCGATCTACGAGGCGACCCGGGCGCAGGAAGATCGAAACCGGCCAGCAATGGACGACGAGGACGCGGACCTCCACCTGGAGGCCATGCAGACCGCCCTCGAACGTGGCAAGTTCAGCTACGATCGCTTCGCCAGCTCCGATCTTGGCCAGCGCATGGATACCGCCGCGCTCGTCGGCCTGAAACCGTGGCTCGATAGCGACCCGGCCGGCACCCTGCAAGCGCTGCGGGAGCGCATCGCCACACGCGCCAACGCCAACCAGGCGCAGGGTACAGCCGAGCCGGCCTCCGCTCCGGTGGCCCAGCCGGCACCTACTTCGCCAGCCGAGCGTTGGAAAGGTGCCACCCCGGACGAGCGCGCGACCCAGCTACGCGATGCCGGCCGCGAGGACGTGGCCGACATTCTCAACAACGACGAGTGGGAAGACCTGCCGCCGCGCACCCAACAGTCGCTGTCGAGTCTTGCGGCACCACCGCAGCCGACCGCCGCCCCGGCCAGTTCGCTCGCCGACCTGCTGAAAAACGCCACGCGCCGCAGCAACATCAAGGGCATGGAAGGCGAGCAGGTCGCCGACCCGATCGCCCAGCAGCTGCTCGGCTCGAAGAAGTTCGATGAATTCGAGCGCGCCATTGCCGACAGCGGCCTGCAGCCGACCGGGGTCATCGGGGCAGGCGCCAGCTCGATCGTGCTCGACATGGGCGACAAGGTGCTGCGCCTGGGTACTGGTCCGAACGTGAATGTGCCGCGCATCGCCGGCGTGATCCAGCCGATCGACAGCAATGAGATCGGCGACCTGCGTTACCAGGTCATGCCCAAGGCCGACACCAGCAACATCACCGACGAGGATGTCGCCAAGGTGGCAAAGGGCCTGCGCGAGCAGGGCTACGAATTCACCGACGCCGGCACCGACAATGTCGGCCGCGTGAACGGCAAGCTGACGGTCATCGACCCGGGCGCAGTGCGCGAGATCCTGCCGCACGACAAGCCACTGGCCCCCGAGGGCTCCACCAGCTATCGCTACAAGGGACCGCTCGGCTACGTGATGATCGGCGCGCAAGACCATGACGGCGCCATGAAGGAAGCCGCGCGCAGCCTGGAGAAGCCGCCGACGATCGACAACCTGCAGGTATGGGATGGTGAGCGCTACGTTCCCGTCGACAGCAAGCCAGCAGGCCCCACCACGCCTGCCGAAACCGCACCGGCCGCGCCGGAAGCCGAGGCTGGCTTCGACTCCGCCAGGTGGAACAAGGAACGCGACGACCGCATCAAGGCCTCGAAGGCCGCGGGCAACCAGCATTTGGACGACCTGCCGCCCTACGTCGAGACGATGCGCGGCAAGCCGTTCTACTACGCCCATGACCCGCAGGAACGCGGCGTCGTGCGAACCGTCGCCAACACCGGCGACGTGGTCGTGCACTGGAATGACGAGTATTCGGCCAAGAAGAACCTGGCCAGCCAGACCAAGGACGGCAAGAAGACGGTGTGGCAGTCCACGCTCGCACCGAGCGACCTAAAAGACTACGTGGTCGGCATGCCCAAGGCAGGCGCCACCACGTCCGCGCCGGCGACCCCGGAAGATCTAGCGGCCGCACGCCGTGCCGCGGCACTGCCCGACGCGCTCGCTGCACTGGAAGACCTGCGCAAGATCTCCGACCAGGCCAAACAGGCCGACGCCGCACCGGCCGCGGTGCCAGTGGCGCAAGCCCCGGCAACGCCGCGCACGGCCGCGCACGAGTTGACCCGCGAGCAGTATCGCCAAGCCGAAGACCGCGGCCAGGACGGCGGCATCGCCGCGGCCAAGATCAAGCTCGACAAGCAGAACGTCCTGTCCCTGATGAAGGACCACAAGGACCAGATCCCGCTGCTGGGCAAGCTGATGGGCGCCAAGGGCGGGAAGGACCGCAAGAAGATGGCGGCCGACATCGTGCGGCTGCACCAGCTGGCCAAGGAGCTGGCCGGCGAGACCGAGGACAGCCTGCTCAAGCGCAAGGCCCCCGAGCTGAAAGCGCTGGCCAAGCGGGTCGGCGTGTACGCCGGCGGCAGCAAGGGCGACATGGCCCAAAGCATCATCAAGAAGCGCGACGGCGGGCTGAAGACCTACCAGGACCGCCTGCAGGACCTGAAACACCGTGCGGCCGTCCTCAAGGCCGTGCGCGACGGCAAGACTGTGCCGGACGCGGTGCTGGCCGACTACCCGAACATTACCGCCTTCGCCTACGAGCGCGGCACCCCGCAATACCAGACCGCGGTCGACCAGCTGGGCCGCTCCTACGTGCAGCCGCCGTTCGGCAACGTGCCGAATCTGCTGAAAGGCGTGCGCGCCGACGCGGCCGAGCTGACCGACCCGAAGGAAGCGCAGGTCCTGAACGATGTCGCCGACGCTGCCGAGCGCCTGCTGGCCCAGCTCAATACCCTGAGCGACCCCACGTCCGATCAAGGACGCCGCGAGACCGGCGCCGAAGAGCGCGCCTGGCAGTCGACCCCGTTCGCCGATCGCATCCACACGATGCTGCAGCAGTTGCGCGCCGTCGGCGAGCACGGCATGGCCAACGCCATCGAGTCCGGCATGCACAGCGACGCCAAGGCCGGCCGCCTGGACGAGGAAATGGTGGCGTTCCGCGAGGGCAAGGCCGGCGAGACGCTGGCCAAGGCCCAGCCGAACCCGGCCGCCAGCCAGGAGAAGGTGCACGAGTACGACCCGGAGGAAGCGAAACCGCTGCTCTTGATTGCCTGCGGCGAGAAGAAACTCGAAGGCAGGCACAAGGCGATCGACCTGTACCAGGGCGGCCTGTTCGACGTGCTGCACAAGCATTTGCGCCCGGGCGCGGTCGACGTGTACATCATTTCGGCCAGGCACGGCCTGATCCACGCCGACACGATCCTCGACAGCTACGACCAGAAGATGACGCCTGCACGCCAGGCCGAGCTGATGGCCAAGGGCGTCAACGTCGCCGACTTCGAGGGCAAGAATTTCAGTGAAGTCTTCGTCGCCGGCTCCCAGCTGTACACGCCGGTCGGCAAGGCCTACGCCGAGCAGCTGCGCGCGGCCGGCTTCGTCGGTCCCAAAGCGCACATCGAGACCACCTCCGGCTACATCGGCCACCACCGTGGCCAGCTGGGCGACTTCCTGCAGCAGCTGGGCGACAAGCAGGAGCCCGCCAAGCCCCGCGGCAAGGTGTCGGCGCGCGATCGCACCCGCGCCGCCGATCCGTTCCTGGCCCTGCTGGCCGAACGCGGCGTCAAGCTGGGACTGCAGGCCGACCTCGGCCTGGAGAAGGGAAACAAGGGCAACCGCATGGTGCCCGGCTTCGGCCCGCTCCTGCGCAACAGCGGTCTGAACCTCGATGAGCTGGCAGAGGCCGCGCGCGACGCCGGCTTTATTACCCAGCAGGACATCGACAACCCACAGGACCCGAGCGGCAGCAAGAAGATCAGCGACCTGATCCGCCGCGTCGTCGTCCAGCGTGAAGTCATCCCGGCCCTGGCCGACGTGGAGCAGGGCGCCCAGCAGCAGGCCGAGCAGCGCGCCGAGGCTGAACTGCGCACCCAGGCCGACGCCATGGGCATCGCGCACGACAACATGTCCGCCGACGAGGTGTACGACGCCGTGCGCGAGCGCCTGGCCGACAACCTCGACGTGCCGCTGGAAGTGTATGATGACATCGCAGAGGACGCCGATGCGTTGCAGGAACACATCACGGCGGATGAGATCGACCGTGCACTCGATGCCGCTTTCGCCCTCCAACCGCAACAGCAGGAACTGACGGATGAACAACTCGACCAAATTTTCGGACCTGCAACGCAAGAAGCGCGTCCTCGCCAAGCTCAAGGCGATGACGCCGGCGCGCCGCGTGCAGGTACTGAAACTGCTCAAGGCACGGCAGATCCTCAAGCAGCCGAACCCACCGCAAAGCTAACGCCGGACGACCAGGGCGTTCTGCTCTGGCACGGCACCACGATCAAGTTCCTGCTCGACGGCAAAGAACGCGAAGGTCGTGTTTCCAACAAGTACACGGTCGAGAACCGCCAGAATGGCGACCTGATCCGTGTGCGCTACGAACCCTTCCAGGGCAAGCGCAACCCGCAGGCTGGCAGCACTGAGATTCCCGAGTCGGCAGTGCTGGGCGTCACCCAAGCCTCACAGTGGGCGCCGGACGCAGCCGACTTCGCCCTGTCCGGGCAGAGCCTGGACGAGGGTCGCGCCGCGGCCGCCGCCGAAGAAGCGCGCCAGGCCGCCGAAGCGAAAGCTGAACGCGAGGCCGCGCGCCGCGAAGAAGCCGACAAGGAACGCGGCACCTTCACCCTGACTGGCAGCGACCGCCCAGCCGACGTACTGGCCGCGCAGGGCCAGACCAGCATCTTCGACTTGGCCGCCGCGCCGGCCAAGGATGCGCAGGACGACGAACAGGCCGTGCTGGCCCGGCAGGAAGCGAAGATCCTCGCCCGCGAACAGCTGACGATGGACGACCTGACGCCAGCCCAGCAGGCGAAGGCGACCGAGGAGGCCCGCGCCCGCCTGCAGCGCGAGCAGCTCGATCTCTCCTCCAGGGTCCATTTCGACGCGCGCCGCGACATGCCGATGACGCCGGCCAGGGAACAGCAGGCCGCGCGTCTCAAGGAAGTCGAGCGCATGCTCGACACCGGCTCGTTCACCCCATCCAACGGTGAGATCACGTCCGCGGCCGGCAAGCCGCGCAGCATGAAGTGGGAAGACCTGCCGTACATGCCAGGCCGCTCCATGGTCGGAGCCGACCTGGACCAGCGTTACGTCCGCGTCCACGAACTGCTGCTCGATCCGAATCTGGACCCAGCGACCCGTGCCAGGCTCGACGCTGAACGCGAAGCGATGGAGGCACGCGCCTACACGTCGCAGGAATGGCAGGCCGAGCTGCGCGAGCAGGCCGCCGAGCGCGTGCGCCTGAAATCCGAGACCGTGCCCAAGGGCGACCTGACGCGCGAGGAGATCGCGCGCCTGAAAAACCCGGACACGTGGACCAATGGTCTGCCGGCAGGCAATGCCCGCGATCTGGCCATCTTCAACAGCGTGCTGGGCAAGAAGAACACGACGTTGCCGACCAGGATCACCCTGGCGGCCCTCAAGGATTACGTCAAGCCGGTGCAGGCAAAAGGTGGCGTCGCTGCCTGGCATTTCTTCGACATGGTGCAGCGCCGGATCAAGGCGCTCAATGAACGCGACCAGACCAAGTTCGACGCCGAAGTGAAAAAGCGCCTGGCACAGGCCGACGCCCCCGCGCCGGCGATGCGGACGCCCGAGGACCTCGCCCCCGGGCGTGCAGTCGCACCGACGAAACTGCCCAAGACGCTGCCTGCGACGACGCTGATCGCAAAGGCAACCGAGCACGTCAAGGGCGAAGCCGCGTTCCGCCGCTTCGCCGAGGCCCACCTGAACGACCTGGCCAAAGCCGGCTACACCGTCTCCGCCGCCGAGCTGGCCAATGAGCTGGACCAGCTGGCCTACGACCTGCTGTCGGCGCCGCACGGCGATTCGCCGGCCAAATTCCAGGAGATCAGCGACGAGGACTATCCGCCGCTGCCCGGCCGCGAGGACGCCATGCTGGACGATCCGGGGATGGAGCGCCTCTTCAAGCTGTTCCCGGAACCGGGTCCGCTCGTGAGCGCAGCCAAGCAGGCCGCCGGCGAGCGCCTGACCATGGAACAGGCCCAGGCACGTCTGGAAACCTGGAAGGCCGAAGCCAAGCGCATCGGCCAGTCGGGCAAGAACGCCAAGAAGGTGATCCTGTCGCTGTTCGATGCGTCGGGCGTGTGGAGCCAGCCATACGTGGACGCCGGCTACATGGTCGTGCGCTACGACCTGAACCACGGGGACAACCTGGTCGAGAATTTCCCCATGAACGACATCGTGACGCTGCGTCGGGCCGGCTACGAGATCGCCGGCGTGATCGCGCAGCCGCCGTGCACGTCGTTCTCGAACGCGGGCCGCTGGTCCTGGCCAAGCCAGCATCAGTCGCCGAGCAAGTATTTCGTCGAGAAGAAGTACGGCGCCTGGGCGACCAAGTATTTCGACACCGCGATCGACGCCGCCGACACCCTCGGCATGGTCGCGCAAGCCGTGATCGAAATGGCCGCGCCGACCGAGTTCTACGTGATGGAGAACCCACGCGGGCGCATCGCCGAGCGCCTGCAGCTGCCGGGCGCGCGCATGGTGATCCAGCCGCACGTCTACGGTAACGCCTACACCAAGGAAACGTTCCTGTACGGTGAGTTCCAGACTGACCTGCCGACGGCAAACGTATCGCCCAAGGAAGAAGACGGCGGCGAGGGCAGCCGGATCTTCAAGCTGCGCGGCACCGACGCCGAGGAGCACGCGCTGCGCTCGCTCACGCCGGAAGGTTTTGCCTACGCCTGGTTCATGGCGAACCACGACCGCTCGGCCCTCGCGCCGCGCCAGACGCCGGCCCTGTCGGCAAACCCGGATTACACCGACGCGCTGGAGCGAATCCGCACGGACGGCATGCTCGACCGCATCGAGCGCGGCGAGGAAAAGCCGTCCGGCTGGTACGGCGATGTCGACGAGCCGCTGCGCTTCGAGTCCGGCATGAGCGCGCCGAAGGACTTCGAGGGCGTGTTCGCCAATGACAAGAACGTCGGGATCTCGCTCAAGGATCTGGCCGAAAGCAACCTCACGCGCCTGGCCGAAGCGATGGCCCTGACTACCAGGTCGCACCTGTTCGTCGACACCGGCGCCTTCTCCCTGTTCGGGGTCAATGCCAAGGCCAAGGCCTCGGGCCAGGCCGAGTTCACCGAGTTCGGCGAGGGCGGCAAGGCCCTGAACTTCAACAAGGTCATCGACTTGCACCACGCACTGGCGTCGGCAGTGTCGAAGGCCGACGACAGCGGCTATACCAACGACCGCATTTTCTGGGTCATGCCCGACGTGGTCGGCAACCAGGCACTCTCGCTGGAACTGGTCAGCAAGTACCGCGCCGAGATCGTCGGCACCGGCACCATGCGCGCGATCGTGCCGCTGCAGGGCGGCGCTCTCACGCTGACCCAGGCATACGAGAAGATGATGACCAACCTCGGGTGGGACCCGAAGACGGACGTTTCGCCGATCATCGGCATCCCCTCGAACCCGAAGATCGAAGGGATCTCGAACGAGGCCATCACGGACCTGCTCAAGGCCTACGGCGACAACATCGGTGGCATCCATATCCTGGGCGCGGCGACCGAGTCGGCGCTGACCCCGCGGCTGGACGCCATCCGCGCCGCTGGCTACGACGGAAACGTCTCGGCCGATGCCTTCACGCTGCGCGGCAAGCTCACGTCCGGCACCGCGCGCGCCGAGGCGTTCCGCAAGATCGCCGGCGACCTGACCCTCAAGGACGTGATGCCGGGCAAGCAGCGGGTCGATTACGTCCGCTGGGATTTCATCAGCGATCTGCCTGGCTATATCAGCGCGCTCGAAGCAGGCCGCGAAGTCCTCGCCGCCGACATGGAATCGACCAAGGTCCCCAAGGACATGAGCTTCACGCCGGACACCAACGGCCAGAATGTGCTCAAGTCGGGCGACACCGTCCTGGCCCGCCAGCCGGCGGCATGGGGCCGCAACCTCGATCGCCCTGTGCTGGTCAACGAGATCGACCGCGAGATCCGCAGCGCAAAGGCATTCCTCGCCGCGAACCCGGAACGCTCGCTGCCAGGCTTCGTGTCGCCGGCCATGACCGAGCTGCAGGGCCTGGCCACGGCCGTCAAGCCGAGCGAGCAAGAGGCGGCGCCGGCCGAGAATGCGGACGATGCCCGTCGACCAGCATGGAGCGCGCTGGGCGAGCGCGTCGAGCTGCTGCTGCCACGCACGGTCGGCACCAAGGCCCCGAGCGCGGAGGCTTACCAGCGCGTGGCCGCTGCACTGCAGATCCCGCTGGCCGACGTGAAAGCGGCGCATGCCGTGTACATCGCCGACGACGCCACCGTGCCCGCGCACGAGGCGCCGGTTCTGGCGGGCAGCAACGGCCAGGACGCGCTGTTCTCGCGCGCCCCGTCGAAGTACGCCCGCGAGAAGATGCCGCTGGACCAGTGGCGCGTGCTCAAGCGCGACCACAACAACCTGCTGCCGGAAGAGAAGGCCGCATTCGACGCCTTCATCAAGGAACGCCCGGACGGCAAGCGCGTACTGGCCCAGCTGAACCTGCACCGCGGCACGCCGTGGGCACGGCAAGCCCTGGAAGGCATCTTCGTGCGCCAGGCCATCCTGACCTACATCAAGGGCCAGGCCCCGGCGTTCCAGAGCATGATGGAACACCCGTCGGCCGAATCGTTGCGCAGCATCCTCGGCCGCCACGGCTACAAGGGCCTGATGATGCGCCTGGAGGAGACGGGTTACGTGGGCGAGGCCGAAAAGCCGGTGCACAACGTCTCGTCCTCGTTCATCAACTGCAACCCGTCCGACGACTGCGCCAAATACTGCTACGCCACCGGCGGCCACTACACCCGCACGTTCGCCGTCATCAAGGCCGAGCTGGTGACGCTGGCGGTCGAGCATGACCCGGTCGCCGCGGCCAAGGGGACCGCCAAGGACTTCATGCGGACCTGGGAATACGAGAACAATAAGGCGCTGCGCCTGTTCGACAAGGGCGACGGCAACGCCGACTGGCTGCCATACATCAAGGCGCTCAACGCCGAAGGCGTGCGGGTCCAGATTTTCTCGAAGAACCCGGAGTTCCTGCGTCAGGTGCCGGACATGAACCTGCGCCTGCTGTCGATTGACCAGACCAACCTGGGCCTGGCCGACGCCAACCCGGACCTGCCTGTTGCGTTCGTGTACGACAAATCGCCCGGCCAGATCGAATTTGTGGCTAAATTGGCCTTGCGGAAGCAATTGGCCGTCGTGTTGCCGATCCAGCTGGGCAAGCGCGTGCTGACCAAGCCAGAGCTGCGTGAGCTGCAGGCACTCCCGGGCGTGTCGCAGCATATCTGCCCGATCGACGCCGGCATCCGGCCGCTGGGGACGAACACCGACTCGGACCCGAAGGCGTGGAACTGCACCAAGTGCGATGTGAAGGGCGGGATTGGCTGCTTCTTCGGCGCCCCGACCACGGCGGTCAAGGCGCAGGCCCTGCGCCCGGCCGACATGACGCCGCAGCAGGTCGTGGCCGCGCGCATCCAGGAACTGACGAGAGAATTCAATGAAATCACCGAAGGAATTACTGCACCTGCCGGAACTGCTCGAAATCTGGCCGCAACTGGACCCGATGCAGCAGCACGCCTACAAGGACTACGTGGCGCGGTTGACCGCCTCATGGGTGAACTACTCGGCCACTTCGTCAGCGGAGAAGAAACAAGAGATGCTCGGGAAGGCGGTGCAGGAGATGAACGAGCGGATCGCGGCCAGCAAGCGCAACCTGGAAGCGATCGCCGAACCATCCCCATCGCCAAGGCCCGAGACGCCGACGGCAACCCGCTCGCCTCGCGCAGCGGGGTAGAACCG